AGAGAATGATAGAGGTAGAATATTAAAATGTACTCCTCAACATAAACTCTATACCATTAGAGGTTGGATGCCAGTAAAAGACATCTTAGAAAAAGATATTGAAGCTATTTTTTATGATACTGGAGTAAATGACTTATTAGAAAATCCTATAACTGAGCCTCCTAAAAAAGAAATATTTAAAAAGATACCAGAGTTTCCTAATTACCTAGTATCTAATCTTGGAAGAGTATGTTCAATAAGAAATGGTATAAGAGAGTTTAAAAAATTAAGACCATGCTCTGGTAGAGAAGAATATCTTAATGTAACTTTATGGGATAAGGGGATAAAGAAAAAGATTTGTATACATAATCTAGTAGCTAAAATCTTTATTGGTGAAGTACCAGAGGGTTATATAGTAGATCACATTGATAACAATCCCTCTCATAATTATGTTACAAATCTACAGATTATAACATTAAAGGAAAATACTCAGAAAGCTGCTAAACATTCTTACAATATGACTATAGCTTCTAAAGTAAAAGGTGGTTTTAAGTATGATTTAAGAGTAGCTGCTTATATTAAAAGATATTTCAGTAAACATTCAGTGATACGAGGTAATCGTTGGTCAGATATAAAGGGAACTTATGATAAACTCATATATCGTATATATAAAAAATTTGGTGTAAGAGTAAGTAAACAATATATCCAGGGTATATGTTGGGGTACTAAAAGTACAAAAACTTATATATCTAAGCTAAAATTGAATAGGGTATATATGGATACCATATATGATATTTGCGTAGAGGAAGATGAATCATATCTTACAAACACTGAATACGTATCTCATAATACGCCCTACGGAGTTGGTAATTTCTACCACTCTACTTGGGTAGATGCAATTGCTGGAGGGAACCCATTTAATCCACTTCGATTGTATTGGCAAATGCACCCAGAACGAGATATTAATTGGTACAACGAAATGTCTTCTGCTTTGGGAACCAAAAGAACTGCACAGGAAATTGATGGTGACTTCTTGTCATCTGGAAATACAGTCTTCGACCTGTCTGATATCAAGGCAATCGAAGACTGCCTTAGTGATTATCCAGTCCTTAAGAAAAGGTTTAATGGTCAGTATAGGCAATTCTGTGAACCAGAAGATAACAAGGAATACTTTATTGGTGCCGACGTTTCTACTGGTAGAGCAACTGACTACTCTGCTTTTACTTGCATGGATAAAGCTGGAGAAGAACAAGCAGTATTCAAAGGCAGGCTATCAGTAGATAAGTATGCCAGACTACTTGGAGATACCGGTCAATTATTTAACTTTGCAACTATTGCTCCAGAATCAAACGATGTTGGATTGGCAGTAACCTCTAAACTTCAAGATGAAGGATATCCTAAACTGTATTACTACCAAAAGATGCTTAAGAAAAAAGGTAAATCTAGACCTGAGATGGATAAATCTCCTGGATGGTTAACTACTCAAAGGAACCGTTCAGTAATCATTGAAGGTTTAGAACAAGATATACGAGAAGATAATATCACTTGTAAGGACCCATTCTTTGTTCAAGAAGCATATACCTTCATATATGATGGTTTGGGTAGGCCAGTTGCAATGGGTAAACATAGAGCTAACAATTCAGCAGTAGATGTAGACCTTGAAGGTGATGTCTATTCTGATGACTCCATATTTGGTAAAGCTATATGTAATCACATAAGGAAAGGAAAAACTAACGTAATTGTACAACCAAAATGAAAAAGAAGTTCAACTTTAATTGGAGTTGGGGGAGAAAGAAGGACCAACCTCCAGAACCCTACAAAGAGGAGAAGAAATCAAAACCTTCTACTATCTCTCCTGGTAGAGTTTCAGTCGATGAAGATGAATCTCTTATCAGCTCATTAAAGGGTATTACTGCAATGGTAGACCCTTCTTTTCGTGTTGAAGTAATACCTCTAATTCGAGATTTATATAAAGTAAATCCGGATATGGGCATTGCTTTGCAGGATATGTTTAAGTTAACCAATACTGGTCATACTATAACATTCCCCAACAATACGGATGAAGAAGCAGATAAGATGAGGAAACACTTGGCTGAGAAAACTAAGAAATGGTCAAGGTATACTGCTGGAATAGATGGCTTGGTTAACAAGATGATTGTACAATGTCTTGTTGGCGGAGCTATTTCTGTTGAAGGAGTTCCTGATGAAAAGCTGGAAGGTTTGGATACTATCCTATTCCTTAGACCTGAGAACATTGTATTCAAAAGGGAAAACAATGGAGTATACTCTCCATATCAAAAGAATAAGAATTATTTCATAAAGCACCAGGATTACATTAAGCTTAACCCAGAGACTTATGTATATGCTGCAATGTATAATGATACCGATGAACCTTACGGAATACCACCGTTCATGGCAGCATTAGATTCATTGAAAGGGCAACATGATATGAGGGTAAACTTTAAACATATCATGGAAGTCTGCGGTATGGTAGGATTCTTGGAAGCTAAGATGGCTAAACCTGACCAATCTGGTAATGAAAGTGTAAGGCAATATGAAGCTAGACTAGAAAGAAACCTAAGAGACCTAAAAAGAAATCTTAGGGATGGTATGAAAGATGGAATTGTAACTGGTTACATTGATGACCATGAGTTTAAGCTTAACTCTACCACTAAGGAATTAGGTAACATCAAGGAACCCTGGAACATGAATCAGCAATCAGTTGCCAATGGTTTGGGAGTTAATGGTAATCTTATCGGAGTTAGTTCAACAACTGGTGAGGGAGCAACGGGAATAATGCTCTCTAAATTAATCAGCCAGTTAAAGAATCTACAAATGCTTGTAACTTATGTATTAGATTTTCTTTATTCTCTAGAACTGCGTCTGGCAGGCTTTAATAATAAGGGAATAAAGATTCAATGGGGGACTTCAACTATTTCTGATGAAGTTAAGGTTCAACAAGGTCTTCAATACAAGATACAGAATTTGGATTTGTTGTACAAAGCTGGTATCATTAGCCAAGACCAATATGCTTGGGCAATGGGATATGATTCTCCCGATGAGGATGAACCAAGAGTTTCACTTGAATACCAGTTTGCTAAAGGTGGTAATTCAGACCCTCAAGAAGGTACTAAGAAGAAACAAAGGCAGAACGATAAGAATCAATCTGCTCGTAGGTCAAGAGATAAAACTAATCCGGCTCCTTCTCGAGGAGACCAAAATACTAAAGCAAGATGAGTAAAAAATTTACAAAGAAAAACAAAGAGCATCTTGATTCAATGGTGATTGGGCAAGGGCATACAATAATGGCTGGGTATATCCCAGAATCCGTTGGAGCCCAGGCTTTCTCCGAGAATTATTATAAGTGGAAGACTCCAACACCAGACTCTATTGCTCAATTTGGATTTTGGGGAGGTGATATAGATTACAATACTTATTATCCTAACCTTGATAAATCTGAACTTACTCCTAAGGACGAAGAATTTATCGAACCGATGTTTAGATTACTTTCAGAAACGATTGTATCTAAGAATTGGAATCCTACTGACTTTAGTCAAAATGGAGTACTAAAGGCATCAATGAAACTGTTACTTGGTCAAACCGTAAACTGCGACCATGAAACAAACATTGGTAATGCAATCGGGGCTGTATCTCAAGTGATGTGGCAAGAATCTTATAAAGATGGACACTTCACTATTCCTGCAGGTATCAATGGTATTCTGAAGATTGATGGTAAGGCAAATCCAAGAATTGCTAGAGGAATCCTTATGGAACCTCCTTCAATCCACAGTAATTCAGTAACTGTACAGTTCAAGTGGGATAAATCTCATCCAGGAATGGAAGATAGTGAATTCTACCAGAAGCTTGGTACCTATGATTCTAAGGGAGAGATGGTACGTAGAATAGTTACTGAGGTAGTTCGTTATTTGGAAACTTCATTAGTATCCCATGGTGCTGATTCATTTGCTCAAAAGATTGGTTCAGATGGTAAAATTGTTAATCCTACTTTTGCAAAAAGAACCTGGGCTTCTTATGAGGAATATAGGGATGACAAGTCCAAACAGTATTTCTTTACTGACTACAAAACAGATCTCTCAGAGTTTCAAGAAAAGGACGATACTCAGGATTCTTTAATTGATAACCAAGAAAACCAAAATAATAATAAAGAGAATATGAACAAAGAATTGCAAGAATTTCTTGAAAAGCTTTTCGGGGATAACATGCTATCCCTTGCAGAAGGTAAAGAGATGACTCAGGAAGAAGTTATCTCATGTATTCAAAGCTTGGTATCATCCAAAAACAGTCTTCAGACTACGGTTGATAATCTGACTACAGAGAAATCTTCTCTTACTGAACAGATTAATAATCTGAATGCTGAAGTAGCAAACTTGAAGGAAATGGCAACAGTAGGAAAGAATCACATTGCTTCCCTCCGTGAAAATGCCGTTGGTACTTACAAGAAGTTGATGGGTGACAAAGCCGATGAAACTATCATCACTATGTTGAATGCCGAAACTACTGGCATGGTTACTTTGATTTCTCTCCAGAAAGACTATCAGGCTCGTTTGGAAGAGAAGTTCCCAATGGTATGCGCAAGCTGCGGTTCTCACGATGTAAGCCGTGCTTCTTCAGCTCAGGAAATTGATGAAAAATCAGGAACTCAGACTGAGGATAAAACTAAATTGGCCGAAAGATCTACTTCCGATGTTCTTGATGACATCTACAAGAGTAAGTTCAAATAAAGAAATAATCGATAAATATCACTGTTATGACGAAAATCGTAAACCAAGACCAAGCAATGACTCTCTTTGGGGAAAAGACTCCAAGAGCGGTGATTTACAAAAGTGAATCCCACAAATTGCACCAAGCCTTCAATGTAAAAGAAGGAGAAACAATCGTTCAGGGTATGCCGGTGGCAATTGATGAAACTGGCCTCATATTCCCTTTCAAAGATGCTGCTACTGAAGTATATTTGGGAGTTGCTGTTACTGATAACACCAATCCGGCTTACCGTGCCCAGCATAACTTCCCTGTAGAAGTTACAGTTGCCATGGAAGGTTACATGATTTGTAATTGGGTATCAAATGCTACTCTTACTGCTGGTTATGTAATCCCTTCTGGAGATTTGCTAAATGACCGTTTTGTAAAAGCAAGCCAGGGAACTCCATCAACTCCTTTCATTGCTCTTACTCCGGCAGACGAAGCAAACGAGTTAATCCAAGTACTTATTAAATAAGAAGAAAAAGAAATTATGGAAAAAGTTGATATTTCAAAACTGAAGAAGGAAGACTTTATCAAAGAACTTCCTCAAATGGTAAGTCAGCTGGATGCTTTCCGTCAGGGAGCCCAGAATAAAAAGCCGGTAGAAGTTACTCTGGGTGAACTTGCTACAGGTAAGTGGGGAATTACAGAAGATGAACTGTTCGAAAAGGTTGGTATCAATCCAAAAATCGATACAATGGAAAATATCTTCACTATGCCTCAGCAAGATGTTCGTTGGATTGTTCCGGAAATCATTCGTTCTGCAATTACTTTGGGTATGCGACAAGCTCCGTTCTATCCGGAGATTATCGCATCTGACCAGTCTATCAATGGATTGACTGCTATCATGCCGATGATTAATATGTCCGATGCTGCACCGGCTAAGGTTAATGAGGCAGAAACCATCCCATTGGGAGATGTAAGCTTTGGACAGAAATCAGTTTCTCTGTTTAAAATCGGTAAAGGTTTTAAACTTACTGATGAAGTTCGTAACTACGTTTCTCTCGATGTATTGGCAATCTACCTTCGTGACTTCGGTGTTCAGCTGGGTTATGCAATGGATACATTGGCCATGGACGTTGTTATCAATGGTAATAAACCGGATGGTTCAGAATCTGCTCCTATTATCGGTGTATACGAAACAACCAATGGTATCACATATAAGGACCTTCTCCATATCTGGGTACGTGCTGCTCGTATGGGACGTAACTTCACTACAATGATTGGTGGAGAAGACCAAGCTATCGAAATGTTGAACCTGCCAGAGTTTAAAGACCGTCATTCAGGTACTACTGAAGCTACACTCAACATAAAATCACCGGTACCTAAGAATGCCAACTTCTACATCCATCCGGGAACTCCGGACCAGGGTCTTCTGCTGATTGATACAACGGCCGCCCTGATTAAGCTTACTGCTAAGCAGTTGATGTTGGAATCCGAAAGAATCGTTTCCAACCAGACTCAGGCAATCTATGCAAGCTTGACTACGGGCTTCTCTAAGATGTATCAGGATGCTGCACTTATCTTGTCTGCGAATAAGAAGTTCTCTGAAGCTGGATTCCCAGACTTCATGAACATCGACCCGTACTTGATGGTTAACCTGGAGTAAACCTGGTTTTATTTTACACAGTTCTAATTTCGAATGGGATAGGATTTTGAGAGGACCCTATCCCAATTTTAAAACATCTAAAAACTTAGTAGATTATGAGTGAAAAAATAAAGGTAACTGTAGGAGCTAAAGCTTACAGTTTTCATGACCAGTCAACTGGTATCACAATCGCAAGAGGAGAAGAAAGAGAACTTACTCTCCGTCAACTTGGTTCAAAGAAAATCCAAATGGCTTTGAACTCTGGTCATCTTCGGATGATTGCTGATAAAAACAAAGTAGAGAAATATTCAGCAAGTGACTTGGACAAGCTGGAAAAGAAACTTACTGCTCAGTTTGAAAAGGGTATGGAAGTTGCAAAGATTGCAAAAGCCTACACTCTTGAAGAACTCACTCTCATTGCTGCTCGCCACGAAATCGTAGCCGAGAAGAATGATACTCCGGTAACCCTGGTTCAGGCTTTGCTGGAAGAGTTTGAAGAACAATCTAAATAATTCATCATGGAAAATCTAGACTTCGTAGCTACTACGAATGGTCTGGAAGTTTCATTTAGAGTACTAAGCGAAGTCCCAGCCAAGGCCATTTTTGACTGGGACTTTGGTGATGATAAGGGGTCCGCTTACGATGTTAAGCAACCAACTTACACTTATGAAAAGTCCGGATTTTACACAGTAGCATTGAATATCACAAACTCCGATGGACTTAATCTTTCTGCTACCAAACATATAATTGTAAATACAGAGGCTGTTACTACATTAACGGACAGTATATATAACCTTATTAATTATCTCATTCCTTCAGAAATTTCAGATGGTATGACCCTTGAGGAGAAGGAGATGTACATAACTAAATGGCAATTATATATCCAACCACTAGTAAATCATTGTATTCCCTTGGATAAATATAATGATGAATTAATGTATGAAGCTCTAGAAAACCAATTAATTATGGAATTGGCAGCCTGGGATTATCTAAATGTCAAGCTCCTTAATTTATTAACGAGTACCGGAGAATACCTTAGTCAACTAACATCAACCAAAGAACAAGCGGGAGATGGTAGTTCGAAACCAGAACTTACCAGAGGTGATAGGATTAAACAAATCACTACTGGACCTACTGAAGTACAGTACTATGATATGCTTTCAGATTCAACATCTTCATTATGGAAAACATTCTCACAAGCTTTGCAACCTGGAGGTGTCATAGACGAATTAAAACAAAGACTTTGTATGTTAGCTACAAGATTGGAAATCTACTTACCCTTCTGTGCACCAGTTAATAAGTTAGTAGTTCCTCGAGTAGTTGACAGAAGAAGACCCGGTATATTGGATGGACCTAATCCAAGTGTACCAGTAAAAAGAAATGGTAGAACCTTAATCAAGAAAAGATGACCAAGACTCCTCATAGAATGGTAAAGAATCGTTCTTGGGATAGATACAAGAAGATTATCAATGACTTCTTGGACATAGATGCTGGAAGGCAAACTATAACTTGGGCAAAGAATGTAAATCAACTCCTAAGTCATGGAGAAGATTATATCCCTAAATATTATAATATACCCATCGAGGCTCTCTGTTATTACAATGCCTTTCGAAACTGGCCTATCAATAAAGCCACAATCACTGGAGAACTCGATGATGAGAATCTATCCATACTAGTTACAAAATCCTATATAGAAAACCTGGGATACTTAACTCCAGAAGGTTATTGGGATTTTAACTGGTCTGAGGATAGGTTCATAATTAACGGTATTACTTATAAACCTGCAGGAGATACACAAGTTGCCCAGGCCAAAGATGAAGCATTGGTGTTCATGGTCATTCTCAAGAGAGATAGAGATACCAAAATCGAATTTGTAGAATAAAAATGAACGTATATGGCAAAGATGTTACAATTACGATGGACTCGAATTGAAACCCAAAATGGGATTTGGTTCGATAGTAATATGGTAATCCTACATGGTATATGCGGAATACATGTTGAAATGAAAGGGCAAGGAAATGATATTACAGCCATGCAATCCATGACTGGTGATAAATACGTTTCTTGCTTTCAAGATTATTTCGGAGACCTTTGGGATAAGATAATACCTCATCCAGGTATTGGGCAAACTATGAAGTTCAGAGTCAATAGATTACCAGATTATGCAATAATCAGAGGTGATGTTGAGGATGGCGGAGACGTAGACCCAGATAATCCAGAAATACCCCTGAATACTTTCTGTGGTTCAGAAGTAGAACCATTCAGAGGTAATAATACTGAACTGTTCTTGGGTAAACAACCTATTAATTAACTCTTAAATATATAAACCTATATGTATGTAAGTAAATATTACACCTGCGAGGAAATTGACCAGCGGCTATTACAAGGTTACTATGATGACTTTGTTACTGCTGGCTTTGCTGGAACTCTTAATGAATTCTGGGCTTTCGTTCTTTCTATCAAAAACAAGGTTGATAAGAAAGAGGGATATGACTTATCGAAAAATGATTTCACTGATGAACTGAAAAATAAGTTGGATGGAATCGAGGAGAAAGCCAATTATATTACAAAAGTTTCTCAGTTAGAAAATGACTCCAAGTTTCAAACTGAAGAACAAGTTAAGAAGATGATTAGTGATTTGGTTGACGGTGCTGGTGATGCTCTGGATACTCTTAAGGAGTTGGCAGAAGCCTTAGGAAATGACCCAAACTTTGCAACTAATATCACAAATAAACTTACCGACCTTCGTAATGATTTGACTACTGAGGTTAACCGAGCAAAAGAAAAAGAAGCCGAACTCGGTTCTCAAATTACTGCAGTAAATGATGCTTTGCTCAAAGCCGTGGATTTACTCAATGGGAAGATTGATAATATCCGTATTGCTTTGGTAGATAAAATCGACAAGCTGGAGGCTAAGGTTGATAAGAACACTGCAGATATTGCCGACTTGCGTAATGAAACTACTGGTTCATTGGCAGATGCTAAAGCTTATGCTAAGGACCTGGTAGATAAAGAAGCAGAGGCTCGTAAGGCTGGAGATGATAAACTGGTGGAAGATATGCACCAGATGACTACTCTCCATATTCAGGACAAAGCAGAACTTACTCAGAAGATTGCCGAAGAGGCTCAATTAAGAGAAAACCAGGATGCAGGAATTCGTCAAAGCTTAACCGAGGAAATCTCTACTCGTCAATCTGGTGATGCTGCTCTTGAAAATAAACTTGCAGAAGAAGTTACCAATCGTAAAGCTGCCGATGAGACATTGCAGAATGGTTTGACTAAAGAAGTTGCTGACAGAACTAATGCCGATAACACTCTTCAAACCAATATTGATAAGGAAGCTCAAGCAAGAGAATCCGGAGACCAAGTTCTTAAAGGTCAAATTGATTCAGAGGCAGCAACTCGTACTGCTCAGGACCAAATACTTGACCAGAAGATTACTGCTCTATCTGAAAGAACTAATACCAATAAGGGTGAAGTACTTGCTGCAGTAGAAGCTGAAAAGGAAGCTCGTATTGCAGGAGATAATGCCCTTAAAGAAAGTAAGGTAGATAAGAGAGAGGGTTATGCCCTGTCTAAGAATGACTTTACTGATATCTTACTTCAGAAGTTGAATGGCATTGAAGAACATGCTAATTATATTACTCAAGTATCACAATTGATAAATGATGCTGAGTATCAAACCGAAGCCGATGTAGAGGCAGCAATTCAGAAAATCATTGGCTCAGCTCCAGAGGTTCTTGACACTCTGGAAGAGATTGCCAAAGCCTTAGGTGATGACCCTAACTTCGTTACAACTATCACTAAGAAGTTGGCATCAATTACTGAGAAGGTAAATCAGGAAATCCAGGATAGAACCAATGCTGATACTGCTCTCCAGGGAAATATTGATGCTGAGGTAGCTGAACGTAAAGAAGCTGATGCTGCTCTTAAGACCGAACTTAAAGAGTATGTAGATGCTCAGACTTCTATTGGTAATACTGCTTTGAATGTAGTTAAGGATAACCTGGCTAAGGAAATCCAAGACCGTAAAGAGGCTGATACTACCCTACAAGCTAATATCAATAAAGAGGCTACTGATAGAAAAGCGGCAGATGCAACACATACTGAGAATATCGCTACTCTTAATCAAAGAGTATCTGATTTGGCTTTATCTATTCAGGATGCTATCAATACGGTTAAGAATGAACTTACTGCTCAAGTAAATGCCAATACTACGGCAATTGCTACTAATGCAGCTAACATTCAGAAGAACTCAGAAGCAATCACGGCTGTAACTAAAACTGTAGGTGATAACTACAAAGAGGTTAAAGATATGATTAATGAGGAAATTGTAGACCGTACTAACGGTGACAGTAACCTCAGTTCTCGTATTGATAATACGAATATTGCCCTGGGAACAGAACAGGCCGAAAGAAAAGCAGCAGACCAAATCCTTCAAGTAAATCTTGATAAAGAAGTTGGAGACCGTAAATCGGCAGATGCTGCATTGGAAACCAAAATAGAGGGTCAGATATCGGGGCTTAACCAAACTATCTCTGGTGAAATTACTAGAGTAGAAGGAAAAGTAACCCAAGAAATTAAAGACCTGGAAGCTGCAAATAAAACTTTGAGCGACCGTATTAATTCATTGGAAACCGGTTCAAATGAAAAGGTAAATGAACTCAAAACAAAGGTAGAAGCTAATACTGCAGCTATCAATGTAGAAAAGGAAAGAGCTATTGCCAAAGAGGATGCAATCCAGGCAAACTTGAATACGGCTATTGCCAATCACAAAGATGAGGTAAATGCCTTAACTAAGAGTATCTCTGATGAGGCTAATGTTCGTATTTCAGGTGATGCAGCACTTCAGGTAAATATTGATAAAGAGGTAACAGACCGTAAAAATGCCGATACCCTTATTAATAATGCCTTAGCTCAGGAAGTTTCGGACCGTACTACTGCTATTCAAGGATTAGAATCTAAGAAGGTAGACAAGGTAGATGGTAAAGTACTTTCTTCAAATGACTTTACAGATCTCCTTTTGGTAAAATTGAACGGTATTCAAGAGAAAGCTAACTACATTACTAAAGTATCTGAGTTATTGAATGATTCAGAATTCCAGACTGCTGAACAAGTAGAAGCTGCAATTCAGAAAATCATTGGCTCAGCTCCAGAGGTTCTTGACACTTTGAAGGAAATTGCAGATGCTTTGGGTAACGACCCAAACTTTGCAACTACAATGACTCAGAAACTTACGGAGTTAACTGCAAAGATTGAAACTGAAACTCAGAATCGGGTATCTGGTGATGCAGCTTTGGATACTAAGCTTACAACTCTGGATACTAAGCTTACCAAGATAGTAGAGGATTTAAGAACCTATGTTACTGAAACTCGTACTGAATTGTTGGCAAGAGCAAATAACCAAGATGCCATTATCAATCAGAACTCGGCAAATATCCAGAGAAACCTGGAATTAATCCAGGGTATTCAAAACAATATTTCGGGTTCTTACTTGGAAGTTAAGGCTTTGCTTGAAACAGAGATAGCTGCACGTAAAGCAGAGATTACTCGAGTAGAAGGTTTGATTACCTATACTAATCAGGTTCTTACTACTGAAACTGAAGAACGTAAAGCTGCTGATAAAGAACTTCAGGCTAATCTTGATGCCGAAGAAGCCGCAAGAATTGCTGCAGATAATGCACTGGGAGTTCGTATCGATACGGAAACTTCGGAAAGAAAGGCAGCTGATACTAATCTTGATAATAAGATTAACAAGGAAATCCAGGATAGAACCAATGCAGATACTGCTCTCCAAACTAAATTGGACAAAGAGATATCAGACCGTACTACATCAGATAGGGAATTGGATACTCGTATCGATAATGAAGAAGATGCAAGGGAAGCTGCAGATACTACTCTTCAGAGAAATATAGATACTGAGAAAACTGAGAGAAAGGCAGCCGATGGGACTTTGCAGGATAATATTGATGCTACCAATGCTCATACTATCAATACTCACAGATTGGATTCAAATCCCGTATTGAATGGTACAGACATTAAGTTGGATGGGTACGAAAAGAATGAAGGTAATACTCCTACAGACTTGGATGTAAAGGCAACCGATACGGCTTCAGCTGCATTTGGTAAAGTACAGAAACGTATTGAAGTAGATAAGGCAGATACCAACTCTAAATTCAACAGGGTAAAATCTTCAGTAGGTCTTACTAGTACTTTTGGGATGCCTACACTTTCCGATACCAATTATATGGGAGGTTCCGTAAATGTGGTTGATTCCTTAAAGAAATTGGATGCCCAATTAGAACCAATCATTATTCCTACAGCAGCATTTAGTCTGGTTTCCCAGGCAACTTCAGAAGAGATTGCAGCAGTATTTACTAATGAATTATTGCAAGAAATTGCAACAAACACTACACACCGTCCTTATATATTGGTGGATACTGGTAACAATTCCTATCAGCAATTCAGATTGAGCTTACAGCTTAGTGGTCCTACTACTGGAGATATCACTCTGAGACTTATGTATGAATCGGCTGGTAATGAGTTTTACAGAGAATTCAAGAGAACTGCTCAAGGTGCTTGGTCTATATCTTTCATAAGAACTGGTAGACTTCTTATTGAAGGAGATGTAGTTAATAATCTAACTACAGGTAATGCTAAGTTACCTTTAAGTGCAAACCAAGGTAAAGTATTGAAGGGTTTGATTGATGCTCTTGGAACAGATGCCTCAGAATTGGAAACAGAACTGAAAGAACTGATTAATACTACTAAGACTACCTTAGAAGGTACTATTGCAACTGAAGTACAAAATCGTAAGGATGCAGATAGGATTTTAGATAACGCGTTAACCCAGGTTATCAATAAGGAGGTAGTAGATAGAGCCAATGCAGATACTGCTCTCGGTACTCGTATTGACCAGGAGGTAACGGCAAGAATTCATGCAGATGTTACTCTGAAAACCGAATTAACTAGAAATATACAGGAAGTTCAGGATGCCTTAGATGAATTCATTGCAACTAAGGCTCAGGCAAATGGATTAGCTTCTTTGGATGAAAACGGAAAAGTACCTGCTAATCAATTACCATCATATGTAGATGATGTAATTGATGTATATGCTACCTATGATAAATCCCCTACTGGAGAACTTTCTAATATTGCCTTATTTGAGAATCCAGACCATACTAGAACAATAGTTGGGGAAGCAGGAAAGATTTATCAAAATGTAACTGAGGGAGAACCCACCTATCAATTTAGATGGACTGGTACTACCTGGGCACCTATTGTTTCTGGTGGAGTAGTAATCGGTGAGATCACTGGTACTGCTTATGATGGAGCAAAAGGTAAAACCACTACGGATAATCTTAATGCTCTTAAAGCTTTTAATCCTATACGATTAACCGATATTGTTACGGATACTTCTAAAGCTACAATCCGATATGAAAAGTCCGAGGGTACAGCTATTCAAGGATTGGATATTCCTGCTGCTAATTCTACTAAAGCCGGTGTTATGGCTGCTGCAGATAAGGTTAAACTTGACACCACATTACCTAATCAAATTGCTGCCGAAACTGCTGCAAGGGAAGCTGCAATTTCTGGTGTTCAAGGAGAATTGGCTAATGATATAGCTCAGGAAGTAGTGGATAGAAACGAGGCTATTGCAACTGCTAAAGCTGAATTAACTACGGCTATCAATAAAGAAATATCCGATAGAAAAGCGGCCGATACCGCTAATTACAAAGAGCTAGAAGACGGAATGACTGCTGCTGTTGATAATCTAGAGGGAAGAATCCAGGCTACTGATGGTAAACTGTATGAAGAAATAGATAACCGAAAAGGTGAAATCAATAGAGTAGAAAAGTTAATCTCGGATGAAACTGCAACCCGAGCTCAAGCAGATACTAATGTAAATGCTAAGGTAGATTCTCATATTGCTAACAAATCTAATCCCCATGGAGTAACCAAAGCTCAGGTAGGTTTAGGTAATGTTAACAATACGTCAGATGCAGATAAACCAGTATCTACTGCTCAGGCAACTGCTATTGCAGATGCTAAGGCTGCAGGTACAAATGCACAAGCTAACTTAAATACCCATACTCAGAATAAATCTAATCCTCACAATGTAACCAGAGACCAGTTGGGAATGGGAACTAATTCTGAGATTGTATTTAAGAAAGTATCTGCTCCTTCTGGGTTATGGAAGGAATCCGATGAAAGACTTAAATCCTTCATCAAACCTTTGGAACATACTCTTGATGAGATTTGCTCTATACCTACCGATTCATTCATAATTCGAGGTAGTCATGATATAGGTACTATTGCTCAGGCAATTGAAAAACATTTCCCAGAATTAGTTTCTGAGAATACGGTTAAACCCGAAACTGTACCTAATCCTGAAGTCTTCGAAACAATCGAAAAGGATGGAGAAACTTATGTAGTGGTTAAAGAGGTAGATTATTCTAAGATGTCGGTTCTGGCAATCGAAGGTATCAAACTTCTGAAGGCAAGAATCGAAGAATTGGAAAAGAAACTTTTATTCACAAACTTGGATTAATATGGGAGAGATAGCAACTTGGAGTGCTGTCAAAACTAAAGTAGGCCTTGGTAAGGATTCAAATGAATGCCCTACCAAGGCTGAATTGTTAGCACTCTCTCCTACAGGAACGGGAGAATCTTACATAGGCTTGGAAATTTCTAATGCTAGTTCCTATGGTGATAATGAAACCATACAGCTTAGTGATATACATAAGGTAACTTATAAGTATACTCTGGCATTAACTAATAAGACTCTAAACTTCACTGCTTTGGGTGGAGCTCCAACTCCTGCTGGTTTCGATTTGGTTACCCAAAAACAAAAATACCTGGATGGGGTTGCCCAATCTGGAGTTATTCCGGTATCTTACAACTTATCTGCACATCCTGATTGGATTTATTCTGAGAATGGTTTAAAAGCTACAGAAAATCTTAATACCCAGGAAAGGTATGGGTCTGTAACCTTTACTCAGGCAGAATCGGGAAAATCTATTGATGGTGCTGTTTCTCAGGCAGCAGCTTCTCAGAGATTTGAATATACTTTCAGTAGTAAATATCCAGGAATAAACTTTAATGCTCTTGGAGGTATTAGTTCTGCTAATAAAATATTGGATATGACTTCTACTCGTCAAGAGTATAGAAATAATCATACTTATGGAAACTTAGTTCAGATATCTTTTACCAATACCGGTTTGCCCAGTTGGTTAATAAATACCAATGAATCCTGGTCGGCACAAGAGAACAAAAGTTTAAGTTCAAGGTCTCATTCAATGACCTATACTCAAAATGAATCCGGTAAGAAATTTACTGTTACCTTTAACCAAGCCGCAGGTACACAAACTTATGGCGATATTACCATAAATCCTACCAGTGGAATTGCCGATATACCAGCTGCAGGTGGAACTTCTGGAGTATTTACATATTCTTATTCTCAACCATGGGGATGGAATGGTAAAACCAATGATGGTGGTACAATTACTTCTGGGGCTACAGTAAATTGGAGTAAGGCCATATCAGGTTCTAATCTTGGTACTACACAAAAAGCAAGAACCAGGTTGGGTAGTAGAACCCTTACATTATCTCAAAATGGTAAATCTGCTTCGAAATCTGTAGATGTATACCAGGCAGCTAACCAGATAGTAAATGTTACTCAGGGAGCTTGGGTAGTTGCTATATTTGCTAGTCCAACTACTCTTACCGAGCAAGGAGGTACATCCAAAATCTATGCAAGTGCTCGGGCACCAAGAACTAACCATTGGTCTTCAGGAGCTGCCAGTTCAGCCAATGCTGAATTTGGTACTCCTACTTTAAGTATACCTACTGCAGTAACCGGATTCAGTTTATCTGGTAATATTTTAACAGTAGCCGAGAATCCTACACCTAATCCAAGAAGTGTAGTAGTAAGAGCAACTATGGGTACGGTATATAAGGAAGTTACTGTAACTCAAAGTGCATATGTAGTAACTTGGAATTATTACTTCACCGTTTCACCTCCCGTGTTAACTTTTGCATCTGGTGGCGAAACTAAATATGTTACAGTTTCTTCTTATCGACAAAAAGTTATAAACGGAGTCGAAACAACAACCAGGGAAGATGTTTCATGGACAGTTATAACAAGGTCTTCTGGTTTTCATACTATAAGAAACAAAGTAGCTGCAGACCCAAATCCCAGTAATGGTAGCAGAACTGGAATTGCCACTTATACTCAAGAGGGGAGTAATAAATATGTTAAAGTTGATTTAGCACAAGCTGCTCCAAAGGTGAACACACTTACACTCAAATTATCATCCTCTGGAATGAGTTTAGTGACTTTGTATGTGTTTAAGATAACTTCACAGACACAAGGTGCTCCTAATCCTCCATCGACATATCCAGCTCCTTTCTTTTCTGGAACTGGTACTCAGGCTCAATTTAAGTGGAATAATAATCAAGGCTTGGAAGTTCTTGACCCGGACACTGGGGCTAGAGTTTTTGCTCATGCTGGAGATTCCTTAACCATAGCTGTTAAAAATTGGCAAAATGATACTTGGGCTAATTTCATGGTTATTGTATTGCAAGATAACAACCAAACAATACAAGCTCCTATTTAGAAATTCAGTATCCTCATTAACTATTTTCTTACCCGTTCAAACTACGGAAGGTATTCATAATGGTATATACTACACTACCGACCTTAAGAACATTGTTAATGAGGTAAATGTTCAAAGAACTAATGCCTTGAATATCCTTAATAACCGGGATAAGTACGAGGCCATAGTATCTGAATGTGATAATATCTTTAAGACTATTGAAGGTATGATTGCTCCTCAAGCTCCGGCTCAGGCTTATAAACCTGAAGAACTTGAAACATTCAAAAGAGAGATAGATACCCGATTATCAACTCAGGAGAATCTTCTCTTGCAAATTGCTCAAGAGTTAGGATTAAATAACAAAGAAAAGAAAGATGGCAAAAAAAGTTAACATAAATATATCGCTCCCGATAGGAAGTGTTCAGATTTATGTAGACCCAAGAAAACAAATGCAAGCAGAAAAGTTGATTACTAGAACTCCTCAAATTATGCAAAGAGGTTATGATTTGGGTTCAAGGAAGTTCGGTAATCAACTTCTTCGTATTGTTAAGAGGAGCTTAAATACTGGAGTTCCTCCTCCAGGTTCTGGAGTATCTTGGCCACCACATTCAGTAGCTACACTTAAGAAGTATGGTTCTCATACTCTATTAAACCTTACTGGTCAATATGCAAGGTCAGTTACTATAGTGAACCGAAAAGATAGAACCTTTGTTGGTCTACCTCTTGGATTGAAAAAGACAACCTACTTTGGAAAGACTTCTCGTAAAACCCTTAATCAAATTGCCATTATGTTAGAATATGGTAGTAGAGATGGTAACTTACCACCTCGTGAATTATGGGGTCCTGCTTATAAAGCTGCAGGTGGAGCTGATGCTTTACAGAAGTCTATACGTAATGAAGTAAGAAAAGAACTTAGAAAATATACAAAATAATGGCAGATTTTGAAGTAGATAAAACATCTGGTAAAGGTCCTACACTTGTAATGGTACACCCATTAAAGATGAATGATACTGAATCATATAAGAAGGCTTCATTGATTGTAGATGTCAATGGAGTTACTAAAACAGTTAGCCTTCTTCAGAAGAAAAGTACCCTTAGTTACGAATATCAATTAGAGGTAGATAAGGATACACTTAATATTCCGGGTAAAGGTGGCACTGATACTTTGGTAGTTACATCCCGTCGTATGAGAATGATTAATAGTACTCCTCAGGGAGATTGGGAAAATGTACATGTTATTGCTGAACTCGTAGAGGGAAATCCTTTTACTGATTATGTTGTTAGATTTACTGACCAAACAGAAAAGAATCTAGAGGTAAAAATAAATTCTAAGAATAAGACTGAACAGGATATTACCGGAACTCTAATTATAAAACAGAGTGAAAGTAATGATACTAAAACTATCAAGGTTATTCAGGCAGCAGGTACAGTTTCCTATACTTATAGATTAGAACCACCAACTGTAAATTTATTAGTACCAAAAGACCAGAATGTTAATGAATATGAAACTTCTGTTGGATTTACGATTACTGGGTATAGAAGTAAATTAATAGAAGGTGAAAAAGTCTCTGAAGAAGTTATGGCTTTTAAAATCCCCACTGTTGGTCAATCACAGGATGTTAAGTTATTTAATTCTAATGTAACTGTAACATATTGGATTACTAATTATGGTAATATATCAAATACACCTAAAACTACTTTGTCAGCAACGGTACATGCTAAAAAAACTGCAGGAGTGATGATAAATGGAACTTCTGCTAACTTCGAGTGTGTATTTACTGATGGTGGAAAATATGCGTTTACTCCGATATTAGTGGCTCAATTAGTATAATATTATGGTAAATACAGAAGAAATAGTAGAAAGGACTTTCTATATCTGTCTACTAACGACGGCATTAAAAAGAAAGCTTACACTAAATCCTGATGATTACCTACCATTATCCTTAGAGAATGAGAAAAGATTTAAGGAAGACTCAGAAGCCTTAAAGAAATTCATACCTATCTTTGGAGTAGGTAATAATCAGGTAAAAGGTGCAAAGACTTGTCCAAGAATTACCATAGAATTGCAAGGATTCTATAATGGTGATATAGGTGTGAACAAATATATCATAGGAGATAAACTAGAGAATGGTAACTACCAGGCTTCAGAATTTCCTTATGAGACTAAAGACATAACTCTGGATATACATCTTGTAGCAAATACTCAGCAAGATATGAGATTACTTCATAGTATCATGTATGAAGCTTTGCCATCAAGAGGATATGTAAGACCTTACTATAATGACCTGGAAGAATGGGAAGATGGTAAGGTTGCTCCTACTGGAAACCTTTATATAGAGATAGGTAATTACTATGACCATCCAGATGAAAGTCATGGCCTACTCGAAAAGGTATACCAGTACATATGTAAAGACGGTATCTTGCCAGAAAAACTTGCAGGAGAAGGAGAATTGGTTCCCATCACCGATATCTCAGTACTCTTAGGTACAGTAGAAAAGAAGGAAAACTATTTACTTCAACTCCAAGTGAATAAGGACAATACTCCAGGGTATTAATTAAATAAGTAACTAACTTTTAAAACATAAGAAATATGCCAAATTCACCTTCAGTTAAGTTTGAGTTTGAGAACAGAAATGTTCAACAGACTACTCCTATGTTAGGAGTTTCATGTGTATTGGCTAGAACCACGAAAGGTCCTTATGATGACCATTCAGAAATCATCAATTCTTTCTCACATTTCCAAAGAGTCTTTGGTTCTGAGATAGTACCAGATGGTTCTGTATCAAATATTGAGAAGGCTTTCATGGGTGGTTCTAAGCTTCGTGTTATTAGAGTATTGGGTAAGGGAGCAACCAAGGGAGTTATATCTGTAACTGCAGCAAGAGGTGCTAGAACAACAAGGTCTTCTGAAGATGGTTCTTCGGTTACTGAATCTACTTCTGAAGAAACAAGTCCTAAATCTCTCTTTAAGTTTACTTCTGGTTCTACTACAGTAGGATTCGGATTGGTAACTAAGGGTTATGGAGACCCAATTGGTAGTGCTGAAACCTTCAATGTAAAAGTTTACAAACAAGCTAACACAATCTACTATCAAGTAGTAAGTGCTAATGGTCAGGTATTGGAACAAGGCCCTATCATTACCTACAAAACAGCAGATACTGTAAACAACACTTCAATAGACTACCTTGCTCTAAGCGCTTTTGCAAAGAATTCAGAATACCTTGTACCGGTTATGACCGATACAGTAGAAGGTATCAAATCTTGGAATAACTTCATTAAATGGTTAACTGATGATGTAGATGGAACAAAGAACCCAATCGATATCAAACTTAACAATGCAGCAATTACTACCGATGTTGTTAATCTTAATGGTACTATAGGTAATGCAGGTACTACTCCAACTGCAGACGAATGGATTGCTTCTTTAGAATTCGTAAAGGATTATGTAGATGTATATCAATTCGCTTGCTCTCATATTCACCAACACCTTACTAAAGACCAAGATATACTTAAGGTACACAAGGCTGCAGTAGATATGGTTAAGGAATTGCAGGAGTATACCTATTATATCGAAGTACCTAAGTATACCACTCACTATACTCAAGGCGACCAGCCAAGAGATTTGAAAAGTATCAATAGCTGGGTACAGACTTGCCTGGGTACTGTAGGTAACTCTAAGTATGTAGCTTACTTCGGTGGTGGTATTAAATACTACAACGAAGACGGTAACTTGGTAGATTCAGATGTACTGGGAACTATCTTTGGTTTGGGTGATGCTTCTGCAACTCAATTCGGTGTATGGAAATCATTTGCCGGAATGAACAGAGGTATTATCTATGATGGTAATGGTCCTGTATGTCCGAATTATGGTTCTCCTTCAAGAACTAACGAACTTAATGAGTTGGCTCAGAACTACGTAAATATCATTTGCGTAAAGGATGTACCTAACCAGGGTAAGAGAACTTTGTTATGGCATTGCTTCTCATCTCAGGTAAAACAAGATTCAGAAAGATTTCTGGCTATTGTAAGATTGAATCTGTATCTCAAAAAGAATCTTAGACCAATCCTAGAAAGATATTTAGAAGAACCCAATATCTGGAACACTTGGAATAAGATTTGGCTTGAGGTTAAACCTATTCTTGATGCCTGCGTAGATGGCGATGCTATGTCAGAATATACCTGGATTGGTGACCAAGATGCTAACTCATACAGTGAACTCTCAGTGAACAACGAACAAGATGTTCGTCAGGGTAAGTATAAAGCTATCCTGAAATATAAAGATATCGTACCAATGCAAGAAGTTACAATGTCAATCATTATTGACCAGGCTTCTAAGTCGGTATCAATTGTTGAAAACGAATAAAACTAAAAGACATGGGAGCAAAAGTAAAAAATCCGAGAAAGAAATTCCTTTGGAGTATCACTTTCCCTAAGCACCCAATCAATACCTATCTGTTCCAAACTTGTACTTTGCCAGATATTGAGATTGACCAGGTTGCTCATGGGGACGTTAACCGGGACGTTAAAACTGCCGGTAGAGTTACAGTAGGTAACTTAGTAGTAGGGAAGTTATTAACTACTGCAGGTTCAGATACATGGCTTCATGACTGGCTTTATTCATGCCAGGATATGATTGCAGGTGGTGGTTTGGTACCAAGCCAATACTGGGAAAATGTAATCGTAAACGAACTTGCCGAAGACGGAGTTTCTGTACTCAACACCCACTTCTTCGAAGAGGTATGGCCATGTAAGATTACAGGTTTAGACCTGGACCGAATGGCTTCAGAAAACACAATCGAAAGTATCGAATTCTCAGTAGGTACTGTCGATAAGTATTAAAAGCTTAGTCTATTTTCAACTAAGATTTTTAGGTGGAGGGGTGGGATTCCTAAAAAAGGGCTCACCCCTTTCTTGTTGTTATATCAGATACTATGGATTTAAGTAACTAATTAAATTAAAGAAATATGGAATTTAGAACTTGTGAATTTATAGCACCCTCCGGATTTAAGTATTCAATCCGTGAACAGAATGGAGCAGATGAGGATATTTTATCTAATCCTATGGACTCTAAGAACTTGATGAACCTTACCAAGTTTATTCAGGCAATTGTGGTAGATACGGACTTCACTCCTAACAGGAGACTTACGGTAGAGGATGCAGACCGTATCCCTTTGAATGACCGGTACCACATTATCTTCATGTCAAGAATTTTCTCACTCGGTGAAGAAGTAGAATTTGAATATAATTGGGGCCAGAATGGTGGGTCAGTAACTTATGGTCAATCACTTCGGGAAATGGTATTCGAAGATTACGGAACATTACCTACAGAAAAGGAAATGGATGAAAAACCTAATGCTATTCCTTATTATCCTGAGCAGAAGAAACTCGTAGACTACGAAGTAGTATTATCTTCTGGTAAACAAGTTATGTTTGACTTGATGACCGGTGCAGGAGAACGTTGGTTGGTTATGTTACCAATAGAAAAACAAACCAAGAGTGCTGGCTTAATGGCAAGAAACCTAAGGCTATCAGTAGATAACAAATGGGAAAAGGTAGAGAACTTCTCTCTCTTTTCAGTAAGGGATATGGCTGAAATTCGTAAGGCAGTATTTGCCTATGACCCAGTATTCAGCGGTAATACAGAAGTAGAAAATCCTACTACTGGAGAAAAGGCTGAATACCCAGTTATGCTATCATCCTCTTTTTTCTACCTGACGGAAGCGTAGACCACCCGGGTACATTCATTTATATATGTAGAGCTGAGATAGTCCTTGATTATCTCAGCTTTTTGCGTCTTCCGTATCGAGAAAGAAAAAGATTTAAAGACTTAGCCGATGAATATTATGATAACCTAAAAAAGATTAAAAATAAATGATAAACAGTAGAAGCTTAGTTGAGGTCGGTGTTGCAATGGTATTAAAAGACCGATTCTCCAATGAAGCAGGCAGGATATCTAATTCATTCAGAACAATGATGAATGATATGAATACCTGGAATAGAGGTATTCAAATGTCTGCTGCTAATGCTTTTGATTTTGGAAAAGAATTGGTTGGTGGTATGGCTAAAGCCTACCAATATTCTGCAGGAGTATACGACCAAGTATTCTTAGCTTCTAAGATGTCTGGAGCAAATGCTGCTCAACAGGCAAGGCTAATGCAGGTTGCTAAGGAGGTCAACGAGGTAACACCTCTTACAGCAAAAGATATTGCATCAGGAGAAAGGTACTTGGCAATGGCCGGTAACAATGTAGAGCAAATCGAAAAAATGATTGGCCCTGCAGCTAAACTGGCTTCTATCTTTAGTATGCCTCTTGGAGAGAAAGGTGGAGTTGCTGACTTGATGACTAACATCATGCAGACCTTCAATATACCCTCTCAAAATGCTACTCAGGTAGTAGACCAATTGGCAACTGCAGTAACTTCTGCAAATATATCTTTAACAGACCTTGCACAATCTTTCCAATACTCAGGAGCCGAATTTAGAAATGCTAAAATTAGTATGGGTGATGCAGCTGCAGCAATTGGAGTACTTGGTAATCAAGGTATCCAAGCTTCATCTGCAGGTACTGCATTGGCAAACATGATGCGCTATTTAACACTTTCCGTAACCGGGCAGAAAAAAGCAGGTAGTACTATGCTAAAATCTTTAGGTATAGACCCAGCTTCTCTAGTGGATTCCCAAGGAAATCTTTTAAGGTTAGATAAGATTATAACCATGCTGGGAGATAAACTTAGAGGTAGAAGAGGTATAGATATATCTTCTGCTCTGTTCAATATCTTCGGAGTTCGAGGTACAAGAGCAGCATCTGCTTTACTTCAGGATTATTGGTCAGGTACCAATAAGCTTACTGAACTTATGGATAAGGTAAACTCAGCAAAAGGTACAGTAGAAAGTTTAACCCAAGAAAGATTACAAACTCCTGCAGGTATTATCGAACAGTTTAAATCAAACTGGGAGAACTTTGTAGTAACTGTAGGTTCTACCTTAGCTCAGGTATTTAATCCTTTACTAAAATTTGGTTCAGGTTTATTTAAGATAATCAATGATATCCAAGAAACTTGGGCTGGTAAATTCTTAGTAAAGGTAGTTGCTACTGGAGCTTTAGTTGGTACCTTGTATCAGGGGTTTAAGTTTATCTCTGGTACCATTAGGATGATTAGTACATTCCAAGCTTTAGCTACGGCAGAGACTGAAGGTATGGCTGCTGGTATGACTAAAACAAATATTCAAGCTACTATCCTTGAAGGTCACCTTAGGAATATATCTGCAATGATGATGAGGATGACTGCCTTACAAATGGCTCCAGGTAAATTCTTTGCATTACCCATGGGAGGTACTGTAGGTAAAACCAAAAAAGGTACTGTAGTAGCCAGAGATTCACAAGGGAGATTTACTTCAATGAGTACACTTGCTGGAGCAGGGGCAGGAGCTGCAGTAGGTTCTACTGTAACTAGAACGGCAGGTCAACAGGTAGCTAAGAGAGGTGCTATAGGGTTTGGTGCTAGATTACTTGGTAGTAGACTTTTGGGATTCTTAGGTGGTCCATTGGGATTAGCTTTATCCATAGGTATACCTTTACTTATAGAGGTAATCGGAAGCCTTACAAGTTCGGTAGATAAGAATACTGAAGCTTTAAACTCTGATGATAATAAAGCTTCTATTCAAGAAAGAAACCAACAGGCTTTTGTTGAGGCAGTTAGGTCTGCAATCAGAGATGGCTTCAAGGATTCAAGAATTAATATATCAGTAGATGGAGAACCAGTTGGAGATTTTGCTCCAGGTAATTCATCTGATTTTACTGGTATAGCTTTAGGAATAAACTAAAACAATTATGGCAAGAATATTGAATCAAATAGCAGGTGGGGTTGTTGAAAAGTATGACCTTACCAGGGATTCTGCCGGAGTTCTTACTGGTCCTTTAAATAAACTTTGGAGGGCCAGGATTTATTTAAATAGGGCTACATCTACCTTACCTAAAGACACCGCAGATAAAGGAAAGATATATGACCCTAATAATCCTTTTGGACCAAGAGCTACATCAAAGAATCCCAAAGTAAACCAAAGGATACAAAACCAATATCGGATGGAATTAAAACATCAGGTAGAGGGTGGAGTTCCTTTTGGCTATGAAGAGATGGACCCAGCTAAGGGTAATTCCGTAAATAAGAATAAAGAACTTTTTATGGTAATGCCCGAAGTTCGTAATATGAACCAAGTAGTAATATATAATTTGGTATCAACACCTTATCAATATATCACTCTTCAAAATAGACCTCCCTCTATTGACTTCCGAGGAGAAACTACTTGGGCTACCATTAAATCAATGGGACGTAATACTCCCATGTATCATTACACTGGAGCAGAGGATATAATTCAATTCAATGTATCTTGGTTCTGTAATGACCCAGAAAATCCCGAAGAGGTAATCACTAAATGTAGGTTATTAGAGATGTGGTCTAAGGCAAACTCCTATCAGGCAAGCCCACCAATACTAAAGGTTGAATGGGGTAATTCTGGTATATTTGAGAACCATCAGTATATACTTACTTCAGCAACCTATACCTTAAACAATTTTCGAAATGCTTCAAGGACAAGGGTTGCAGGTAAATCATGCGAGATTGATGATTTGAAATTACTTCCTGCAGCTGCAACTCAAGAATTAATCTTCAAGAGAGTAAGTGCTTATAACTTATCCTATGCAGATATTGTAAATGAAGAAACTCTAAAGAAAACGAAAGGAATAAGTTTATGATAGACTTAAATCAATACTTAACTGGAGCTAGCCCCTATGATGGGGCAGTAGCTCTTAAATATGATGATGGGGATTATTCCTTAGAAACAATCTCCCCCTCGGTTCCATATACAAATAATGATAAGCAACATACTGTAATGGATGGAGAAACATTGCAGAACATTGCTTATCGTTATTATGGTGATTCTGGGAAATGGTATTTAATAGCTGAGGCTAATAATATCCTAAACCCTTTTGCAGAACTTGAACCTTATCAGTTAATAAGAATACCAATGTATGGCAACTAAGAAACCTAATCAATCAATTCTTTATAATGGAACAGCAACACCATATATGGCACTGTTCGATTCTGGAGGTATGCCTATAATGAATGTAATTACAGGTATACCTCTTGGCGCTTATATAAGTAATTGGAGCTACAAATATGATGAGGAGAAGGAGAACTTAGCAACCATCACATTTGATACTGGAGACCCAGATACAGTAGATATCCCAGAACTCCAGGAAGGCTCCATTATTTATCTTCAGTGGGGATACATATATCCAGATGGCCAATTTATTTCAAGTCCCATACGAAGTATTAAGGTAAGGGATTTGGATTGTGTATTAGATTCTACTGGTACTCATGTGACATTAAAGTGTATAGATACAGTTGGAGATTTAAGATTCCAACCACCATACACCTATTCAGATTTATCAGAGTATAGCTTATCTAATTTTTTAGATAAGGGTTGTAACAATGATATCGGTGTAATCATAGAAATATTTCAGTAATGGCTAAACAAGTAATAAGTAATAAAGTCTACGAGTCACTACAGGTCCCGACAGAACAGAGTCGAAATACTGTTGGAAAGATACTTTACTCTAATAGTTTTAGTGGAGTAGCTCAAGTACCTATGCCAGCAGATTTGAAAGCTCTGATAGATAGTGACTTAGGATTAATAGGTAATAACATCTTAGTTCAATTAGAACAAAAGATGAAAGGTTATCCTAATGGTCCTTGGTATATTGATTCTCGAGATGGTGTAATCTATATTCATAATCGAAAGTTTACCCAAGAGCCAGAATATAATTATATATACCAATCCGAAAATGGTGAGGTACTCAAAGTATCATTTACCATGCAGAATGTAAAGAAAAGAGTTAAAGCAATTCTATCCCAAACTGTAGACTCGGATGAAAAGGATATTATTGTGGGTTCTACTGGTATTCAAGAACCAGACAAGGATAAAGAACAGATAACCCCTAAACGGGATAAGACCGTAACTCCTCAAGATAATACCGAAGTAGTACCTTATTGGGATTATAATACGGGTCAGAATTTCGGATTGGGTCACCCTAATACTCAGGCTGAATTTGTAGATAATCAGAAGAGAGCAAAGGGTTTTGCTGTTCCAAATTTAAAAACTCTGAGAGAAGCTAATTCAAAAGAACCATTACCTACTCCGGGCCAATCTTTTAATGCTAGTAAAGAGGCTAAGCTTAATCAGATGTCTGTTGAAGATTATCAAAGAGCTATATCAGAAGTAGAGAGAACTTTACCTGCTGATAAACGAGCTATACTTCAACAAATTAAGAAAACCTGTAAGACTGGTAAATCTGCTGAAAGTAATCTAAAACAATATTTTGAAGCTGAGAAATATGTATTTACTGGTGATGAACAGATAAGGTATATGGCTGAAGAATATATAGACCCTACTGAGTATGACCCAGAAGGTTATAGGATAAAATCTGGTAGAGCTATGGGTGGTTTAGAATACCAAACTAGTTATTCTAGTGCTTGGGATAGAGGTTATGGAGCTATGCAAAAAGACCCAAATATTGTTGAGGTATCTTCAACCGATACTCAACAATATAATTTGGGTTATGGTAATATGGGTAAGAAAGTAAAAGTACGCCGTTGGAAGAAACACGATTTATCAGTACCTCTATACAAGTTATATCACAACTTATTTAGTAGATATGGTGGAGCAGATAAATATATTTGGGCTATGAATGCTAATGCTAATGGTGGTCTTAAAACTACCGAAAGAAAACTTTCTTGTCAAATGACCGTAGTTGGTAGACCTTCATTACAATCTTCTCAGGTAATTTTTTTAGGGAATGTAGGTAAACGTTGGTCTGGGTATTGGTATATTAAATCAGTACAACATTCGATGGATGCAGGTCAGGGTTATCTATGCACTCTAGATTTGATTAAGAATAATGCTCGAGATGGACAGATAACTGCTAAGTCTCACCTAAGTACTCAGGATATTGTAAGCAATGATGCTGCTTCCGGTGCTAAAACCCCGTTCGGTAAAGATAAGAAAAAATCTGGGCCTGACTCTAGTATTAACTTTAACTTTACTAATAATGAAGTAACTTATTTTGTTGAAGCTTATATGGACCCAGAAACTGGTAAAATGGTAGACTCAAAAGGTGCTGGAAAATTTTTACTTAATAAGCTTTATACGGATGAGATATATGCTAAAGACCCAATGGCTATAGCTGCTGGTACTGTACAAACTGAGGGCAATATGGTATATTCTGACGGTATTCTTAAACCGGGTAAAGTTACGGTAAAATGGGTAGACCCAAGTAAGATTACCCCAGAGATGAAGGCTAAGTATAATTTTGATTGGATTAACTATGCTGAGAAGATGTACATTCAGTATAATAAAAACAAAAAATAAGTGAATAATGTACTCAACTGCTAAATTGATAACAGAAGAAGGCCTCGAAGGATTGGGTAGATATTACTCAGTCTATCGAGGCATTGTGGTAGATAATGATGACCAAGAGAAACATATGAATCGTATCAAGGTATGTTGTCCTGAAGTAATGAGTGGCATTATATCTTGGGCTTACCCAAAGAGTCAACATGGTTCTATCAACAATGGCTTTAAGTTCTTAGCTCCTAAGGTTGGTGATATAGTATTTGTTACTTTTGAGTTTGGAGACCCAACTAAACCCCTATGGGAATATCATGGTTGGGCTTTAAATCAAATACCAAGTCCTTTAGATGGACCAAACAAAATGGGTATTATTACTCCAGAAGGCAATGTAATAGTTCTAGATGATGATAATGGTAAACTAACCATGTACATCAATGGAGACATTGGAGTTACTGCAAAAGGTAACATATCTATCCAAGCTCAAGGAGACGTAAGTGTAGGTTCTGGTGATACAGTAATCTTAAACAAAGGAGAGAATCAAGGAGTAGTTAATATTAAAGAACTAACCGAAAAGCTAAACCAAACTGTTCAAGAACTAGAATCACTTAGAGCTCTATTTAATTCTCATGTACACTCTGGTGTAACTACTGGACCAGGTTCTTCGGGTCCTACTGTAACTCAAGCAAGTAAACCATTCTCGGAATTTAAACAAGAAGATTACGAGGATACTAAATGTATACACTAATGGATAATTACTTTACTGACATAATAGGGAAAGGGGTGACTTTCCCTATTCAACTAAGTAGAAATGAAAAGGGTGAAACTGGATGGTATCCGGTTAATGGAGATATGGAGTTAGTAAGAAATAATATTAACTCTATCCTATATTATATGATAGGCCAGAGATTTCGACAGGAAAATTTTGGGAATCGCTTATGGGAATGTATAGAAGAGCCAAATTCACAAGCCCTGAGTTTTATTATTAAAGAGTTTATAAAAACTGCAATTGGTACCTGGGAGCAAAGGTTAACCTTTAAAGGTATCAAGGTTGCTAGAGTTGATGCAAAGGTAAATATAGAAGTAGAATATTCTATTAATGGTACAGGCTCTAGCCAATATCTATACCTTACCTACAACAACTTAGATAATTCATTAAATACAAAATAATATGGGAATCACTAATAAATGGCTTAACCCCTATCAGAGGTCTTATCAACAGATTAAGGCCAAGCTGATAGAATCTCTTATGGGTATAAAAGACAGAGAGGGGAATGTACTCATAACAGATTACTCGGAAGGAAATATATTAATCATTATCCTTTCATTATTTGCGGCTATTGCCGAAGTTCTTCATTACTACATTGATAACATGGCAAGGGAAACCTTCTTACCTACTGCCAGAAAGTATGGTTCAGTAGTTAAGCATGGTGCCTTGGTGGATTATCATGCAAGAGGTGCTATTGCTGCATCGGTAGACTTAATGATATCAAGGGATGTATCTGGAGATTCCATTGGAGCTAAGTTAACTATACCTGCAGGTACTTTATTCACAGACCAATCAGGGAACAAATGGTTATCTACTAGAGATGTAGTTTGGTATTCAAATGTGACTGATTGTAAGGTACCAGTAGTACAACATGAGTTATACACTGAAAGTCAGGTTAATGGTATGATTATACCATCCGAAGAAAAATTAAGAATTACTCTCGGTACTTTACCCAATGGTAAATATTATGAACATGGAACTATGAACATGAAGATTGGTGGAGAATCTTGGGTATTAGTAAATACCTTCGCTTATTCAAAACCTACCGATAAGCATTTCATGGTAGTAGTAGATGAATCTCTAACTCCTTATATTACCTTTGGAGATGGTTTATACGGTAAGAAACCTGCTGCTGGTGCAAAGATATCTGATTTAACTTTTTACCTTACATCTGGTAGTAACGGTAATGTTAAGTCTGGTACTATTACCTCAGTACCCTCAGTAATATCCTCTTCAGTATCTGATGCAACTGTAAGTAATACTTATAATGCAGGTGGTGGTTCTAACTACGAGAACTTTGGTATGCTCAAAGAACATATACCTTTGAGTGTTAAGACTATGGGAGTAGCTGTTACTAAACAGGACTTTGTAGACTTGGCTAAACTGGTAGATGGAGTTAGTAAAGCTAAAGCTGAATATGAATGCGGTAGAAAACTTATTGTATACATTGCCCCAGATAATGGGGTAATTGCCAATTCTTCCATGATTAAGAAGGTATATGATATCTTACATCAGAATTCACCTCTTACTACTTGGTTAACTGTTAAGTCGGCAGGTAAAGTTAATATTATACTGGATATCGAAGTTACTGGTAAGAAGTCATATAAAACCTCAGAGATTCAATCTCAGGTACTCGGTGCTTTGTTTAATGCTTATTCTCCTGAGAGTTCAGACATTGGTGGTAGTGTAAGAATCTCAGATATCTATGCCCTTATAGATAATCTGGAATCAGTAGATTACCTACACTTAAAGAAATTCTATACTAAACCTTGGCCTACAACCCTTTATGGTAACAAGGAATTAATTATTGGTCAATTCCAATTGGATAAGGCTAACGGTTCTATGGCTTATTTTATATCTTTCTCTTCAGGAACTACGTTTACCCTCAAGTCTCTGAAAGGTGGATTTTCTTATGATGGAAAAATAGGTAAGACTACACAGATTCGAGATAATATAAATGGGTTTATCTTTGCCCTTGATATTCAGAACAATGGTTATCAATCTGGATTCAGATATATCATAACCATTGCCGAACCTAACAAGGATTATACAGACCCAGGTTATAATATCCCGGTATTCGAAGATTCAAGTCAGTTAACACTTAAAGTAAATGAAACAGTATGACAAATCTTAAAAACCTAATTGATTTCTTACCATTTGAATTTAAGGAGCAAGATACTTATAAAGTCAATGGTAAGGGTATATTAGAAAGATTTCTAGAAATATGTGGTTCATACTTCCAAGATAATATTACTTCTGATATTGATAATATTCTAGATTTAATCGATATCGATAAAACTCAACAGAGGTATTTAAACTACCTCTGGGAGTTCTTGGGAGAATTACCCTTTGCTAGAACAGGAGAACATACAGGAGTTCCTAATCTAAGTGATGAACAGATTCGTACAATCTTAAAGTACTCAATCTCATTACTTAAGATTAGAGGCTCAAGGAAGTTCTTCGAAATTCTTTTTAATATGTATGGGTTAACATGTACCATTGTAGACCCAACAGATGGAGAGATGGATAAATGGGAAAAGGTAGACCCATTATATGATACTGATTATTCCAGGTACGATAAGTACAACTATGATAAGATTTATGGTTGTGCTCAATGTATCGAGGTAGATATTAGTATCGGTGGCCATGGCTTTACATCTCCAACTAAAGAGTTCAAGGCTTTCAAACAATCAATTGATAAGTTATTCGATAGGTTCTTACCTTATAATGTATCTGGAAATATTAAATATGGTTTTGACTTAGCCTACAATTATAGGATAGTTGCAGAACCCATGATATCTCCGGCAAAGATTGTAACTGGCCATATTACAGAAGTACCTATTAGAGTAACTGTAACTTCGGATTATGAGGATGCAGACTTAAGGTATCAGGTAACTGGATATGACCCATCAAAAAACAAGTGGAGCTCTAAGCTATACGAAAGTGGTTCTATCTTTTATGCAAAGAAAGGTGACCAAAGATATTATTTCAGAAGCGTTGGAGATAATTCGGTAACTACTTATGTAGATATAGGTTTAGAGTACTACACTAAGTCTTATCATATCTATGCAGACTTAATAAGTGGCGGTACCGACTTAGATAACTTGGTAATCACTGGTAGTAATACTAAGATTGAAGTTAAGGTTACTGCTAATTTGAATTATCAGGGTAGTATTAAACCGGTAGGTGTTCAGTTAATAAATACTCATGAAATTAAACCTTCTGGTTCTACTTGGGAAATAACTTCTGCAGGTACTTACGAATTTGTTATTGCAGACTTCCCGGCAAAGAGGATAATCTTAAAGGTTACTTCAATAGCTACTAATTATACTGTAATATGTGAACCTCGAAATGTAAACATTACTAATTTAGAATCATCTAAGATAACTATTCGTTCCTCAGACCCAAATGAAAATACTACTGATTTGATTGCCGTACTTACTACAGACCCAGGAGTATTGGTTAGGAATGATTCTAGATGGACTCCTACCCGAGTAGGTACATTCTTATTCAGATGTACCAAAGATACTTCTGGTAATTCTGCAAATTATGGTACAGTAGTTGCTTACAAATTGGGATATACAATTACTTATGGCATTGGAGTATCCAATAAGAAGCTTAACTTGAATGCTCAGGGCACTGCTTCCATTAAGTTGTTCCTTACTTCTGGCATCTATTATTCTACTTTTGAAAGTGCTAATCTATATTCATACTTCGATAAGAACGTAAATGTATACAGAAAAAATGGTTCTGGTACATGGGTAAAGCTTGGAAGCGTAGAACTAAATGATAGATATGTAGAAGGCCCAGATTTCTATTATGGTAGAAGTACAGACTATCCTTTTAATGAGGCTGGTACTTATAAGTTTGAATCCGTAGGAGACCCAACCAAAACGGTAGAGGTAGAGGTATTAGAATATGTACCTACACCCGAATCCTACTTATGGTTAGAACCCATGAATCCCGATGATGAAAATTGGTATGAACTAGAGCCATATTCTCAAACGGAATCAACTAAATATATCAGGGCTGGTTATCAATTAACCAAGAATCAGAATTGCTCATTCTATTTAAGATATGGAGATGGTGGTAGTCAGATAACTGGTATTACAGTAGAAGGTTTATCCGAAACTTATAGTTCGAATATCTTAATTACCTTTGATACTGCTGGTACCTATAAATTTTATTATCGAGGTTCAGTAGTAACTTTAACCGTAAAAAAAGTAGTACCTCAGTATAAATTAACTCTTAATCCTGTAAGTGCAGAACTAAGCGATAGTGTACCAGAAGTATCTACTATTGTAACATGTACTTCGGATACTGGAGACTCTGGTTATATAGTTTATGAGATGGTTCCTGATGTAGTTCATACCAGTCCCTATCAGTTCTTTACCAATCTACCTGGAAAACATACTTTTTATGTAAAAGATAATCCTGCAGTCAAAGTAGTATTTTTAGTAAATATAAAAGACATAGTAGATAAAACAGGATTAGTATGGGAGTCTAACGATATATCAGAGCAGGGAATCCAAATAGCGGTTCCTGAAGAAACAGAATGGAAACTTAAAATAGAATAAAAATAGATGGAAAGCAACTCTTTTAACATAGTCCTCAAAACTAGCCTTATAGGATTCACTTCTGAATTCTACGATATTATCTTTGACCTAAGGTGGATGATTTTATTAGCCTTTGTATTAATACTTTCGGACTTCTGGTTTGGAATATCCGTCAGTAGGATGCAGGGTATAGAAGTAAGGAAATCTAGAGCAGGAAGAAGAACTCTTAATAAAGTTATTGATTATTTATGTTACGTATTACTTGGAGCCATTATAGGTAAGGCTATTGGAGACCCCTATGGACTTAATCCTATAACAGTTTCTATAACAATCATGATACTATGTTATTGTTTCGAAATAGATAGTATTTACAACCATATCTGTGAACTTCATGGAGTAAAGAAAAGGTATAGTATATGGGCTATCTTATGGAAATTTATAACATTCAAGTTCAAAGATGTAGGAGAGGCTTTCCAAGATATGAAAAATCAATCGAAAGATTTTAAGAACAATAAAAACGAGGATACAGTATGAAAACTTATTTCGATTATGAAGGTATTATTAAATCCAAGGATGCAGCTGAAGCCATAGCTGCACCAGTTGGTATAGGCCCATTTTGTGGATTTGGTTCGGCAGTGATAAATAACAATGCTATCACAATATCTCCAAATGGAGAACCTACCTCACCGGCTTACCTGGCAATAAAGGATAGAATTATTGCAAGGTATATGACTAAGGCTTCGGATTCTGGAGAAGGCCCAGAAGTTAATTTCGGATGTATTGCCAGGGATGGTATGATATTTATATCGGATGCTGCAACAATCCGTATCTCAAATATCGAAGGTTCTAAAGGTAGTAATGAAGATGTGATTGTATTTGCATATCATACTCCTTTGGAAGAACCAGTACAGAACCAAGTACAATTTAGAGCTTTCTGGAATGAATCAAATTCCTTCTACAGTTTGTATAAGAAGTCGGTAGACCCCTTATATCCAAGTGCTAAGGGGTCTAGAAACTTGTCAAAAACAAACGTATTAGAAGATACGGAATTAACTTATGAGTCACTAGCTAGTAGAGCTATGGCTTCGGTAGCTCAAGGCTTGGTAGACAAATCATCCATGGTACTGATAGGTATTTATGGTCAAGGTATTAACTCTATAGATAATACAGTAGAGAAATATTCTATTGTCCCCTATGGGGGAAGATTCCCTCAACCAGTAGAATATAATACTGCTATCCATGGTATGCAACAATCTAATGTAGAAACTCTCTTACGGTTATTACAGGGATTCCCTAATTTTGATATTAAGGCTTATATTGATGAAAAATTAGGTAGTAGTAATAGTGTGGGAGGCTCAAGTATACCGAGAGGATTAATTGCTATGTGGAATGGTACTCAGGTTCCTGATGGCTGGGCTTTATGTAATGGTCAGATTGTAGATGATTTACAAACTCCAGACTTATCTGGTAAGTTTATAGTAGGTTGGCAATCTGGTAATGAGGATTATAGTCTTATTGGTAATACTGGAGGTAAAGATAAAGTTACATTAAGTGCTACCGAGATACCTGCTCATAACCATGAATTTCAAGATGCCTATTTTTGTGAAGCTTTTTCAGATATGGTTGCTCCCAATGGTACGAAATGGATTGGTAATAACCTTACTGGTGCCAAATCTTCCGATAGAGATAATTCCTATGTATCCCTGTGGAATCATAATACTCTTGATACTGGTGGAGGACGAGCTCATGAGAATAGACCTCCCTATTACGTACTAGCTTACATTATAAAACTATAATAATGTGTAACTACTTGTAACAATATCAATGAACTTTTAATTTATGAATCGCTTAACAATTGGGGATAGGGACGTTGGGAAACGCCCCTTTCTTTTTGTGTTTAGTAATGCAGTTCTTCTTTGGCTTTCTCTTCCCAGTATTGGATATCCGCCTTTAGTTCACTAATATACTTGATAGAATTCTTAGTTCGAGGCATATCAAAGAACTCTACTAAAAGTATATTGGTAATTCTCCCTGACTCAGGCATACGTTCTTTAATATAAGGTGGAGGAGTTACTAATACCTCGAATAACATATAGGCATCTGAAGATAGATTAGCTTTCATATAATCATAAAGCAATTCCAACATATCTTCTTTAGCTTTAGTTTCTTCTTCATCATATTCAAGCTCCTTATCATTATCAAATAAATCCTCAAGCTTAAATAAGTTCTGATTATATTCTGCAACCTCTCCATAGGCAAATCTCAGAAGCTTATTTTTAAAAGTAGCTAGAGATGATAAGATTCTTGCTTTAAGATGTTCTTCACTACAAGTACCGTAGTACTTATTAAAAACAAATAACATTTTATCCCAGAAATAAGAAGATATTATATCTGGAGTAAGGTTGAATCTTTTGTAATCTATCTGTTTGGTTAGGTTCCTAATAACAGGTTTACAAACTTTATACAACCTATTAAACATTGCTTCATCATAATCCTGCATAGGTTTTAATCTGTGCAGTTCTGAACCATTATTACCGTTGGTCTTTCTCATATCTTTATAAATATTTCGTTAATGCAAATATATAAATTTATTCATTATATAATATAAGAATATTAAAATATTTCACCGAACGGCTGAGGATTAGAAGACTAGATACTGTGGACATGAGTTCAGAACTATATGGAGACTATCAAAATCTATTAGTTATTATATTGCAATATATTAATGTATGAAAAAAGATAAAATCAAATTTAGCTTTACACCGGACTTTCAGTTAGAGATACTCCGGTTCATTATTCAAGACAAGGAAGGAGGTTTAGTACTGGGAAGGTTAAAACCCAGTTACTTAGTTCTTATTGAGCATTCCTTAATATGTGAGGGTATACTTAAGTACTTTAAGAAGACAAAAAAGATACCCTCTCAGAATGTATTAAAGGAAGTGATAAATGAAATGCTAGAATCCAAGGCTTATGTAGATTTAGTAACTAAGGATGACATCCCAACTATTGAGAGAACTATTAAGAACCTCTATTCAATTCAATTATCGGATTCCGAATATATTAAGGAGAAGATTTATAAGTTCTCTACTTATGTTGAGATGAAGAACTTGAATGATTCATTCGACTTGGATAACTTCGAACAATACGAAGAATATTCTAAAAAGATTGAGAAGGTTCTTCAAAAGAGTAAGCCTAAGAAAGAGGATGAACCCTTATATATGATTCGAGATGTTACGGAGAGACAATTTAAAAGACAATCAGAACCTTCAGTAGTTCCCTGTCCGTTTAGGCAATTGAATGATTTGACCAATGCTGGTGGATTCCCAGTTGCTTCAGTAAATGTAATTCTGGATAGACCAAAGGCAAAGAAAACATTCTTCATGGTAAATCTTGCAAGAGGATACCTAAGAATGAAGAAGTCAGTATTATATATAGATACCGAAAATGGTCAAGAACAAATCATGGACCGTTTCATTCAATCAAGTATCAATAAAACAAAGAAGGAATTATATTCCGGAGATTACGATAAACTCGAAGCTAAGCATTTAAGGAAATTGGCAAGGTTTGGGGTTGAATTGGTAGTTGAAAGAGTACCTGCATTGATTACTGACTGCAATTATATAAGAGAAAAGATATTAACTCTTAGAAGCCAGGGGATTGATATTAAGGTATTGATGGTCGATTATGCAGGTAAGCTTGCATCATTAGCCAAGGATAAAGAGGATTTCGATAGAATCTCGAATGTATATATTGACTTACAGAACTTAGCAGAGGAACTACACTTAGATATTATATGGACTGCTCATCATATTACAAGGGAGGGTAAGAAACATAGAACTACCAAGTATGATGAGAATGATATCTCTGGTTCAATTGCAATTGTTCGTAATGCTCAATTTATAATGGGTCTTAATTGTACTGAGCAAGAGGAGAAAGATAATATTCTTCGAGTTGAGATTGTAGTACAAAGAGATGGTCTTCCTTCGGGTAGGGCTTTATTCAAATGTGATGTCGAAAGACAAAGATGTACAGAATTTACTAAAGAACAACGAAAGCAATATGATGAAGTATACGGTAGTAAATTGGATGAGCAATTTAAAAAGAAAGATAATCCAGATGCTGATTCCAAGAAAAGAGAAAGGACAACTGGAGATATATAAATGTAAACTTGGTATTCATGATTGGATAACAGAGCATTGGTGGGAAACCAGGAAAAGACCAAAATATACAAGGAAAGGAGGTAGTAAGAGAGTTCAATATTATACTAAATATCGTACCAGAACCTATTGTAGAATCTGTGGTAAAAAGAAGAATGAAAACAAAGAAAGTAAGAGTAATAAAAGATAGATGGACCGATGGATTAGCTTTAGAAATATCCCATAAGGGTTGGCAAACAACTTCCATCGGTAACTTGGATTTAGAGGATTTAAAGAGCATCCGAAAAGTAATTCGTAAAGCTATAAAGGAACATGAAAATAACAAATCAGTTTAAGTCTAAGCTCAAAACTTATTTCGTTAAAAGACTTGGAGCTTTTGAATATCGAAGAGGCTGGATGAAACTCCCAACTTGCCCTTACTGTCATAGGGAATTAAAGATGGGAGTTAATCTTTCCATGTACAGAACTAATTGCTTTAGATGTAATGAGCATCCGAATCCTTCACAATTAGTTATGGATGTTGAGGGATTCGATACTTATCACGAACTTATAAATTTCTTAAACAATGGACAATTCGAAGAACTTGAATTTCACGATGAGAAGGTTGAACTTGCCAAAGCTAAACCTTTGTATTTACCCGATAGTTTTAGACTCCTTAGTATCGGAGATTCACAAATTGCAAGGAGCATTAGAAGCTATGTCAAAGGCCGCGGATTTAGCATCGAAGAATTATGTAAACATGGAGTTGGCTATGCGACGAAGGAACCTTTCTTCGGATACCTTATTATACCGTTCTATTATCATGGCCAACTCAGGTATTATAATGCCAGAAAGGTTATCGGAAACGGTCCTCGGTATAATAACCCCAACAAAGATATCACAGGCCTTGGAAAAGAGTTTATCATATTTAATTATGACGCATTGGAAATGTACAGGTCGGTATTCATTTGCGAAGGAGCACTTAATGCTCTCACCCTCGGAGATAGAGCTATTGCCACAATGGGCAAAGCTATTAGCCAGTACCAAGTCAATGAGTTACTTAAATCATCATGCCAAAGATTCATTATATTGTTGGACCCAGATGCTAAGAGGTATGCCATCAATCTTGCGCTCAAACTTGTTGCCTATAAAAAGGTCAAGGTAGTATTTCTTCCAGAGGGTTTTGATGTAAATGATTTGGGAAGAAAACAAACACTTAAGCTAGTATATCAAACAAGGTATCAAAGTTATCAAGATTTAATTCAAATCCGAAACTCTTTGGAGTAAGGATTTCCTATTATATTATATAACTTAAAATATTAATGATATGAAGAAAATAAAAATTGAAGGCTATCACATTTTCCGGGCAGTAGTTCTATCTATATTCATCGGGATTATGGGCAGTGCGATTCCAGTTAGAACTTGGTGCTCTAAACCTAAACCCAAGAAGAACCTGATTTTCAGATGTGAAATGGTTGATGGTAAAGTTAGGGATTATACTTTAAACTTACATGAAAATGTAGATTGGTATGTTGGTACAAATAGAGGCTCATACTATGTACAATTCCAATCTCCTGGTATAAATCTTTTTGGTAAGAAAGCTTGGATAAGTAATAATGAGGGTTGTATTAATGGAGTTTTAGTTTGTAAAAGGGTAAAATAAGAAAAGATATGAAACAGTTTATCATTGAATGGTGTATAAATATGGTTATGGCTTTAGCCATAATAGTGTATATTGGTATTTTCATTTTGGTGGCCTTGCTATTAGACGATAGTACAATAAAAGGGGCAATATACATATCTTTATGGGTAGTATTTTATGCTGTAACTACAGTAACATCTTATGTAAGATATTGTAATAGAAAGAGGAAATGAATACTAAACGTTCTCCATCTATCCATATAACTAAGTCTCAATTTGAGGAAATATTAAATACCTTAGAGGTAGATAACTTCCCCGTTGAGGCTTTTTTTGTTATTGCTCGTAAATCGGCAATAAATACTAGAGCAGTAGTTGTTTCTAATAAAGGGACAACTAAGAAAGTAACTAACATATTACTAGCATCCAAAGGGAATGCTGCCTTAGTTGCTGATATTTTATATGCAACCCGTATAAAGTTAAAGCATAGAGGAGTTCGTAAAATAAACGAAAGTAATACAAGGGAATGGGCAAATTGTAAAAAGCTTGCCGAGATATGTAATACCTTCTGTGAGGATTTTAAATTTGATACTCGGGAAGGTTTTATTAAATATATAGAGACCGGGTTAAAGAGAATGACCGATTATCGTAATGTTATGCAAAGGTTAATATCTATGCAGGACAATATTACTAATCAAGTAGATGCCGAAATAGAGTTGCAATATTCAGATTCAAAGCTTACTAAAGAGATACATGATTATTTCATAGGTAAGATTGCTAAGGCAACTGGTATATATGAATCCTATGAAAATAAACCTGAGAAATATGTACACTTTGCAAAGGTAGGAGAATTCTTAAAAGAAGAGGGTTGGGATTATAAGACATTCATTGATGCTCAGTTCGAATCTCTTGCATGGTGTAATGGTTTACCAGATATTGCACAGATGTATACGGATAAAGCAATTGAAAGGTATAATAAGTATTTATATAAGTATAAGAACAAAAAATCCCTGGAAGAGGAACCAGAAGTTGAAGGTTCTCTCTGGGAAAGTATTAATGGTAGATGAAGAAGTATGATAACATTCCAGGCTTTCCAGGTTATTACATAAGTAAGAGAGGGCACCTTTGGTCTCATAGGAAGGGTAGTTGGAGAAGATTAAAACCTCACCTTAATAAATTATGGGGTAGATACCAATGCTTATTAACTAATAATCAAGGTAAAAAGGTTTTATGTAAGATATCTCGATTGGTAGCCTTGGCCTGGATTCCAAACCCTGATAATCTACCCGTAGTAATGCACTTGGATGATAACCCAAGTAACGATTATTATAAGAATCTTAAGTGGGGGACTCAATCTGAGAATATCCAACAATGTTTAAGAAAAGGTAGGCTATTCAAAAATAAAACCTTTCTTGAACATCAAGCTAAACCCCTCTTTATTAAAGAGGCCGTAGTAAAAGATTATAAACAAGGTATTAAATTAAAAGACATATCCCAAACCTATAAGGTATCTATACATTTTATATCGGTTACTCTTAAGGAATACGGTATATGTCGTAACAGAATTATTCACTTTAATAAAACATAACGTTATGAAAGCTTTAAAATTTTTAGGTAACAGAGTAGAGGATGCAGCTAATGCTTTTATTGATGTCCTCAAGTATTCGGACCAGTCGGTAGACTATCCTGATTTCAATGATATAGAACCTTGGCCAGAGGATATTGTTAACATGTTCAAGGATGCACTAAAGGATAAACCTTTCTCTGAGATTAGTGCTATCCTTATGTATACTCAACAGTCGTCAAGGTTTGAACCCATTGCAGAGTTAATGCTTGGTATTGGTTTAGTAGAAATGAGACACTACGACAAGTTATCAGATTTTCTACAAAAGGCAGACCCTTATGAACAGAATCCGGTTATGGATATCTATCCTAAAGTGGAAATAGGTTTTTCTCCTGAAAGTGCTTTGAAGATTGCCTTAGATTCGGAGATAGAAACTATCGGTCATTACAAGAAGATTATGAATAACTTAGCCTTACACGATGACCGGGCAGATTATGATGATGTGATGTACTTATTGAATAAGTTGGTTGCTGATGAGGAACATCACATTAAACTTCTCAAGGAAGCAATGGGAATGGATAAAGCTACTAAAGGTGTAACGGTAATTATCAAATGAGTAAGATAATAATACAAAACGGAAATATGTGCGAACTTGATTTACCTCTTAAGTTCGCACAAAAACTCTACCAGGAATTTTCGGTTAGACATCCTAATGCTTTCTACTTACGTACAAGGCAAAGAGGTATGCAGAACTGGGATGGTAAGATACATTATATAAACAAGCATGGTGAGTTTAAGATGGGTTTTCTTCCAGCAGTATATGAAAAGTGTATTGAGTATGGAATTAAACCTAAAGTTGTAGATATGCGGAAACCTTTACCCAAAGTCAAAAGGGTAGTTACGAAAATAGGTAAGTATAAATTAAGACCAGAACAAGAGAAAGCTGTAAAGGCAATTATATCTAACCAGGTAGGTAACTCTCTCTTTCAGATTGGAGTTTTAGATTATACTGTTAATGCAGGTAAAACCCTTATCATGTCATCCTTATATTTATCTTATAAGAGACAGTTAAAGACTTTGCTAATAACTAATGACTCTGATTGGTTGAATCAAGCTAGAGAAGAGTTTAAGCAATATCTCCCGGGAGAAGATATAACTTTTGTTCAAGGTAAGGTTTTAAACTGGAGTAACTTTACAATTGGTATGGTTCAATCTATTTCTCGAAACATGAGATTCTATCAACAGGAATTATCCAAGATAGATATGGTTTTGGTAGATGAGGCAGACCAAGGTGGAAGTAAACAATATCAGAATGTACTTACTCGGTTATTTAATACCAGAGTTCGTATAGGATTATCAGGTACCATTTATATGAGTAAGCTTGCCAAAGATAAGGTTAAGAATATGAATCTTGAAGGATTCTTTGGCAAGGTAGTTGCTGAGTTTAAACTTAAGGATTCTATCAAGAAAGGTTACTCAACTAAAACAATCGTAAAGATGGTACCCAGTAAACCTTGGTATGGTAATTGGGAATCCGATTGTATATCTTATAAAGAGATATATGATGATTCTATTACCTTGAATAAATATGCCAGAAGAATGGCCTATGCTCGGTTAAAATGGAATATTAACCAAGGTAGATATCCTGCACTTGTAGTATGCAAGCATATTGCACATTGTGAAAATCTATATAAGTTCTTTAAAAAGAAACTGGGCGATGCCTATAATATTTCCTATGTGCATGTTAATACTCCTTCTAAGTTAAGACAACAAATAATGAAGGATTTTAGGGAAGGTAAGATAGATATCCTGGTATCAACTACAATCATTGCTCGAGGTAAAAACTTTCCTAAGCTTAAGTACTTACTCAATACCGCAAGTATGGATTCACAAGAAAAATCCATTCAATTCCTTGGTCGTTTGGTAAGAACCGATGAATCTAAAAATAAGGTATACCTTGATGATCTTCATTATCCTGGAAATTACCTTAGCCGACATGGCAGACATAGGAAACAATATTATCAAAAACAAGAATTGAAAGTTATTCTGTTAGAGAAGCTATGGAAGAATCATCCTATTCATTCTTTATAAGAATACCTTACTTAAGTAGACTTATAAGTACTATGAGTAATTACTTTTCTCCGTAGGAGGAAATAATTACATCCTTATTAGGGACATATGGCATTAAACATTAATACTTAAAACAATGGAATTAACATTACTAATACCAGTAATACTGGGAGTGATTACCGGGATATTCTATATCTATTCATCTCAGTATGATTACGATGAATATAAATATCAATGTCATCAATGCAAAAGGAAATTCAGAAAGGACGAATTAAAAGATTTAAGAGGTCCTTGGCATACTAAGGATTGGACCTGTCCACATTGTAAACATATAAATGTAACACTTAAAAGTTATGATTATTAAATTATATAAGAAGCTGGTTGATAGGACAATCGGAGAGGAACTTACTCCTCTCCATGTCTTTAATTGTAGTTCATTAGTATGGGTATCGGATATACAATCTACTCAGGTAATACCCAATGAGTATAAAGTATATTTTGATTTATCTTTCTGTTCAGGACTGCAAGTTAGGGTATTAACTTATACTGACACTCGTTACTCACAACACTTGGGTGATATCAGGAAACTATTTATAAATGCAATTGGACATTCCTACTTACCTCTGTATGAGTCGGAATTGAAGATTGGAGATTCAGTTATAAGACTAACAGAAAAAGAATAGATGATTAATTATGGCAAAGTATCATTTGTATATAAGAGCAATTCCTGGATATCCTTCTTATTATGCTACAGTTGAAGTAGATATACTTAAAAAGAGAGGTAAGTCTTTTTATAAGCTTACTCCCACTCCAGTTCATAATGGGTATTATACAGTTAAGATAATTCATCGAGTAAAAGTTCATCGATTAATAGCTTTAGCTTTTATACCCAATCCTAATAATTATCCTATTGTATGTCATAAGGATAATAATCCTACAAATAATAAACCAGAGAATCTTTACTGGGGTACTCAATCTCATAACATGCAACAAATGGTTAGGGATGGTAGGCAAAGAAAATCCAAGATTGTAAAGTATAAATCACAAGTATTATCTTTACATCATCAGGGGTTTTCCACTCAAGAAATAATAGATTCTTTGGGTATTAGCAAAACCTCAATAAGACGTATAATAACTAATAAGATATGAAAAGAAGTAAGAAACAGGCATTACCAGACCTTACTAAACAAGATATACTTACTCCGATAGACCTAACAAAATTGGGAACTAACGGTGATGTTTGCTTTGGTATTGGGTATGATTTATCCACTAAAGAGTGTAAACTATGCGGAGATTCCGAATTATGTGCATTCAAGATGTCACAGAATTTGAACATTACCAGGAAAGAATTAGAACAGAAGAATCAATACAAAGATTTGGATATATTGGAAGATACAGTTGGTATCAAGAAATACATCCGAGGTTTGATTCGGAAAGGGAAAGATAAAAAAGAGATTATCTCAAAGACAGTTGAGAAATTCGAAGTACCAAGAAAACGTATTAGAGAACTTTATCGAGAGTGCAATGAAAAAAATTGAGATGATATGGGCTATGTTCAAGATATATCTTAACAACCCAAATTATTATGTAAGGCAAGAGGATGTTCTTGCTGATTTGTTTATGGAGGGTGAATCAGACCTTACCAGATTCTGTCATTCATTGGGTATATACCCTCAACGAGGATTAACCTTTGGACAACTTTTAAAACAATGTAATATATTATGAACAAATTTAGATTTATTAAAGTAAGGGAGGTAGTATCTCCCAACAGAGCAAACCCAAATGATGCTGGGTTAGATTTTTATGTACCAACCAATTTATATCCTGAGGATATTCATGACAAGAACGGATTTGATTCAAATGGGTATATTTTAGATATGCCCTTTAATGAAAATTTCGTAAGGCATATATCTTTAAAACCCGGTCATCGTATACTTATCCCATCTGGTATCAAAGGTTTGCTAGAACCTCCTGCATCTATGTTAATGGCAGCAAACAAATCTGGTATAGCTACTAAGAAAGGGTTAATCTTTACTGCCGAGATAGTAGATTCTCCATATGTTGGTGAGATACACATTGGAGTATATAACACCTCTCAAGAAATTCAGGTTATAGAAGCTGGGCAGAAGCTGGTACAATTTATTCATGTACCCATCTATATCACCGAGCCAGAAGAGATTCAGCAGGAAGAATTCTATACTGAATCTCAAATGTGGGGGACTCGGCAAGATAAGGGATTTGGTTCATCAGGAAATTAATAAGAAAGGAGTATACCTTGGACATCAGGAATATACGTGAACAAGTACCTCAAATCAAAGAAGGTACTGAGTTACAAGAGATGTATTCTCTTGGAATACAACAGTTTGAAGGCTACAGGCAAATAGAAAAATTGCCAGAAGCTCCATTGGACGTAAATAACCCTTCTAATCAGGCAATCCTTAAAGACTTTATTGGTAGAGTAATAGAGGAATTAATGGAAGGTTATGAATCTACTTCAGAAGTAGTTAAGATATGCCATAAGTGGGGATGGAATATTGAACAACTTACAGAAGACGAATATACCCAGGTACTCAATCATTTGCAAAATGCCAATGAGGAACAGGTAGATGCCTTGGGATTCTACTTCACTTTATTTCTCTTTGCTAACATTGCTCCAGAAGATATTCTATCATGGGGAACTAATCATGTAATGGATTACTCTGACTTTAAAGTAAATAACTTGAAGGATGTAATTACTCTTGGCATAGCAATGGTTACAGAAGGTACCATTGGTTTAGTTAATCGGTTTAATATGATTGATGAAGACCATGAATCAGTAAAAGATTATACTCCGGGATTCAATACTTTAAGTGAATCATCTCACGAAGAAGAAAAGATATTATTGTTCAATGTAGTTTACGAACTGAACATTGCAAGAAATCTTCTAAAGTGTAGGCCATGGAAACAAACCCAGGTAATGACTAAGGAATTAGATTTTCAATATTCTTTGGTAAAGGCTTTCTACCTATATATGGGATTCTTGGGATTACAAGGATTTACTCCAGAAGGGTTATTTAGGTTATTCTTTAAAAAACAACGCCTTAACAGATGGCGTCAAAAATCAAACTACTAATGTCAGGTTGGAACAGGCGATTAGATGGTCTTCAATCGAATACGGAGGAGACCCTCCACTCTTTAGAGTTTGCAACTTCACAAGAGGCATGGGAGAAATTGAACGAGGCTTTCTTAAGATTAGACCCCGTTCTTTTTGATAAGGGGGCTACTGCAAATAGTGGAGTTGCAGTAGCATACAATGTGTTTATAAAAATACGTAAAGCATGGGTAGACCCAGATTTTGATTATGGCCGGTGTTTTAATTACAAAGAAACTAAGTGGACAAGCTTATTGAATAATTACATAGATTTTAATAAGTTAGACCTCTTACGTAGCAAATTAAGACTCCTGAAAAACAAATATAATCAGAATTACAATGTTACGTACATGTTTAATAATCATCATGATAATGGTAAACAATGTCTAATAGCTGCAACATTTTCGAAGAGATTTGGGGAAGATATACCGGTCATCACAATGGTGGTTCGAGCTTCAGAAATTACAAAAAGGTTAATCTTCGACTTCTTATTAATCCAACGGATGGCGGAATATGTGTACGGACCAGAACAGTCGGTACAGATAAATTTATTTGCTACTCAGATGTACGGAAATGTAGAAACCCTTCTGATGTATTCAGCCTATAAACCTTTAAAGAAGGTAATTAAGGGTATTGATAATCCATGGACTAAACGGGTTAAGGAAGTATATAAGAAAATCTTGAACGGTACAGAAAAGGAATGGTCATCATTCAAAGTATTTTTCAGAAGTTTCAAAGTACTACGTCCTGACTTGTATGAATACCAAGCTTTGTTAGCAAAGGACTTGCTATTAGAATATGAAGATATAGAATATCCAGAAAATGTGATATCCTATTCTCAACGTAAAGCATATAAGAAGAAACTTTTAAAACAACAAAAGAAATGAGAATATACAGCAATTCTTTTGAGTTAATGTCAGAACTTGGCAGAGAACTCAATTCTTATGGTCAGATAGTAAGACCTAAGACTTATCAAAACAAAGTGATTGAAGGTAATGAGGATTTTGCTACTAAGGAACTCATTTGCCAACAATATTGTTTAACTTCACTCGGAGACCCAGTATGGTTATTCGTATTTTCTCATTCAAAAGAATGGGCAGATGCTGAATTTCAAGAGAGGATAACTTTTGAACCCAATGGAGAACCCTGGAATCCGGGTGAGGCTTGGAAATTAAGAAGAGATCTTTGGGAGCAATTCCTTGTAAAAGAAGAGATTTCTTTTGTTGGAAATGAGACTCACAAAGAATATCATGAAATATTCGAATATACCTATTCTGAACGTATCATGAAGCCTGTTTATTTTAATGGTACAGTAATGCCTAAAATTATGGCTATAATCCAGTTATTAAAATCAGACCAAGATACTCGTAAGGCAGTTTTAAATATCTATGGTACAGATAATTATAATGAAGATGAGGATTCTGACCATTATGATGGTAGTAGACGTATTCCATGCTCTATGTATTATGATTTCCTTATCCGTCAGAATGGTAAGGGAGAAAAGGTATTACATATTTGCTATCACCAAAGAAGTTCAGACTTTGCCCAACATTTCGGTAATGATATTTATTTAGCTTGGAGATTAATGGAATACGTAGCTCAAGAAGTAGGTGTAAAGCCTGGTTATCTATATCATACCATAGATTCATTGCATATATACAAAAAAGATTGGCATTTCTTATCTTGTAATTTAGAGGATTTGAAAGATGGATACTAAGTATTCAAATATAAAAGGGTATCCTGGATATTATATATCTAAAAGGGGTACCCTTTTTACTTCTCTTAAAAGGGTAGGAGTTAAAGGGAAAGGCCATGGTAGGAAAGGTACTACTACTGTGATTTCTAATACTTGGAGAAAGAGGTTGGTATCATTAACTTCTAATGGGTATTTACAATGTACTTTGTTTAGAAAGAGGTTTTATATACATAGGTTAGTATATGAAGCTTGGATTGGTAATATATCAAATGGGTATGATATTGACCATATAAATGGTATAAAAACTGATAATCGAGTATCTAATCTAAGAGCGGTTCCAAGGTCAGAAAATTTGAAACATAACTATGAGTTAGGTTTTAGGGGTTCTAATTATATACATACTTTTTCTGATAAAGAAAGGAATCTAATAATGATAGACCATAAAGAAAAGGGTCTTAGTATAAAGAAAATATCTCTTAAGTATGGATATTCTAGGTACTTTATTCATCAGGTATTGAAAGGAATTAGATAATGGAAACAAGATATCACATAATAAGAAACAAAAGAGAGTTAAAGAAACTCATTGCCTGTTGTAAAGCAACTGGTTATGCTTGCTGTGACTACGAAACTGATGGTTCACCCATATATAATAAGAGTTTCAAGCCAACAATTCTCTCTGTATCTTGGATGCCAGGATTTGGTGCTTCTATACCTTTAGACCATTTCCAAACAAAAGAATATACTTCTCCAGGATGGAATTGGAAGAAGATGTTAAGGAAATTTGGGGAAGAGGTTATTGAGAATTATGATATTGTAAAGGTTGCATGGAACTGGAAGTTTGATGACCAGATAAACCAGAAATATCAAATATTCTATAGAGGTACTTGTTTAGATGGTATGCTTGCAAAATATCTACTAAACGAGGAAAAACCTAATGATTTAAAATCAATGGTAAGAAGGTATTTACCAGAGTATGGTAATTATGAGAAGCAAGATGCTTTCGATAAAATACCTTGGGATAAAAAAGAGTTAGACCCACTTTGCCATTATGGATGTCAAGATACGGATTATACTCTTAGGTTAATGATATTTTTTGAAAAGAAGCTGATTGACCTTGGTTTGTACAGTACCTTCAGGAATTTAATTATGTCTGCATCAAGGGTACTCACTTCAGTAGAGAAGAATGGTTTGTATCTAGATAGAGAGTTCAATAATCAACTACTGGAAACATATAAACCAAAAATAGATGCGGCTAGACAAGCTATATATGATTTGCCAAGAGTAAAGAAATTCGAAAAGAAGTATAACCAAGAAAAGATTGATAAATATATTCAATCTATCGAAGCTGAACTTGAGGAGCTAGATTATAATGAGCCAAAAGATAAACGAAAGATTGTATCAAGGGAACAGAAAATCTCAAATATCAAGGCTGGTATATTCACAACTAAAAAGGAACAAGAATTGATAAGACCTATTAATTTGGGTAGTTCAGTTGATTTACCTGCATTGATGTATTCGGAAGAAGGTTTTCATTTTGAGGTAATTAAGAATAATGAATCCGGTAAACCAAGTACAGATGAAGAGACTCTTACTAATCTAAGGTTAACCGTTAAAAAACCAGATTCACCTAAGGCAATTTTCCTTGATAGGCTTCTTGAATTACGAGGTTTAGAGAAGATGTATAAAACCTATATAGAGGGTTGGAATGAAAAAGTTCAAGATGATGATAGATTACATGGAAGATTTCTTATTCATGGGACTACAAGTGGAAGATTATCCTCTGCAGAACCCAATGCTCAACAAATTCCCAAGACATCCGTAGACCCCAATATTAAATTACAATTAAAAGCTCCTAAAGGAACCTTATATATTGCTAGTGATTTTAGCCAGGCAGAATTAAGAATTATGGCTCATCTATCTGGAGATGAAACTTATCTTAATGCTTTTAACTCTGGTCAGGACCCTCACTTAGCAATTGCTGCTACTAAATATCATATACCCTATGAAGAAGCTCTTAAGATATATGAGGATGAAAATCATCCAGAACATAAGATATGGAAGGTGAGAAGAAAGCAAGCTAAACAAATTGCTTTTGGACTTATTTATGGAATTGGTGCAAAATTACTAGCAGTAAAACTATCTGACCCAAAATCTGGTATTATAGTTACACCAGAAGAAGCCCAAAAGGAAATGGACATATTCTTTGGTCAACACCTCAAGTTGAAGACCTTCTTGAAGAAACAAGAGAAATTCCTTAGAAAGAATGGGCATCTGGTATCATTATTTGGGAGGAAAAGAAGATTACCCCAAATATATTCAAATGATAAGGGAGAAGAAGCTTATGCTTTGAGATTAGCATTAAATTTCCCATGTCAATCAGCAGCATCTGATATGTGTTTATTTGGAAGTATTCTCATATACTACTTAATGAGACAAGGTAAATTACCTTCTACTAAGTCTGTATGTTTGGTACATGATGCTAATTATCAGATTACTAAACCAGAGAATATTAATATTTGGAGTATATATGAGATGTGGCAAATTTATAGGAACCCATTAACTAAGCCATACTTCGGCTTTCAGATAGATGATGTCACAATGGACATGGAGTTTGTTATTGGTAGGTCAATGGCAGAAGAGTTACCTTTTATTCCGGGTTATGATTATAAGAAAATGTTAGAACCTGATTTCTCAGTAGAAGAATATATGGAAGAACATAAGAAATATAAACACATACCTATTTCAGAGTATAAGAAACGTTTTAACAAACAAATGAAGCAATATGAAAAAGATTTTGAACGGACCCACGGTATGGAGAGCTAAATGCCCTTATTGTGATTGTGAATTCGAATATGATTATTCAGAAGTGGATTCACATACTTTTGCAGATTGTAAATTGGTTAAATGTCCTGGTTGCAATCGGTACCTTCATCATAAAGACAATGCTAAATCCACTACAGAAGTAAAAAGAGAGGATACTATGACAACATAAATAATATAAATTTATGAAACTATGGCAAACGAAGAAGATATTTTGAATGCTAACAGACTATCATCACTAACTTACATGGTAGCTGCTTGCTTAAATTTCTCTATCGAAAATCTTAATCGACAACTAAGGTTATGTAATTTACAGTTAGTAGGTAGAGATAAGATGTTATTCAATCGGATTAAAACTCAGATAGAGCAATTACAATCTAATCTCAATATATTAGAGGATTTGGCTTTTGGAGTTATGAAAGATGAAGAGGCAAGGTTAGCCTATGAAGATGCTACCCATATTTATTGGGCTTTGTTTATGATTCTGGTTGATAGGGGTGGAACTGATAATTTATGCGACTTAAGGTTCAAGGCTTTGATTGATAAGATGGCACCATACAAATCTCTCCTTCATTTGCCTGGTATGGATGTTGCATATAGATGTGCATTCGCTCAAGTATCAAAAGCCATCCAAGATGGTAAATATAGTAAAGAGGATTTTAAGAACCTATTACAATATGAAAACGGAACTGAAGAAACTAAAGGTTAAATTCGAAGGTAGGATATTAGAAATAGATATCCAAAAAGAATTATCTATAAATGAAAATCTCATTAATTCTCAGCTACGAGAATCTCCTTCTAGTTATTATATATTCTGTTCTTTAAGAGATAAGTATATTAAAGAAAGGGATGCACTAGCAAGGGAAAAGGACGAAGCCTATTCTTCTGCATGGATTTATATTAAAGAATCTAACGAGAGATTCAACAATGACTACGTATCACATAAAGCAAACGTAAGTCCGAAATATAAGTCCATATATCAAAGATATTTGAAGGCAGTAGAAAAGGCTAACAAGTATATTTCAATCTGTAGAGCTTATGAATCTAGAGAGGGAATACTGAGAACATTGAATGCCAACCTTCGTAAGGAGAAATAAGAACTATAATCAATTACTAACTTTTAAAATATAAGAAATATGAACTATTCATTGACTTTCGTATCTGTAGCAGTAGCTCAGAAATTTAATGAAGAATTGCCTGGTAGTCCAACAGAGAACCGGGTATTGATTTTATCTCCAAAAGAGGTAAATCAAACAAAATCCGGACTCTTTATTCCGGAACAAGTAAAAGAGGGAGTACCTCGTAAAGGAGTAGTAGTAAAATCTGGTATCATCACCGAAGAATATAACACCTATAAGGACTTTGTTGCTATCGGCAGAATTGTTACTTATGGTTTATATGCAGGTAAGGAAATAGAATTTGAAACAGACAAGCTTTCTCCTGCATTGCAACAACTCTTGGAAAAGAACACTCTTACAGTGTTAAGTATGAACGAGGTAATTTATACCGAACCAAACGAGTAATTATTATGATAAAAGACAAAAAGAAAAAGAAAGTATCCTCAGATGGACTTTCTACAAAAGAAAAAATGCTGGCTAGAAAGAAACAGCTGGAATCAAAAGGTAATGGAGGTGGATTCGTATATCCTAAAGAAGGTACTTTAAGAATGAGAATAAAATCTCCAGGTGATGACCAGGAATTGGGTATAGAAGTTATTCAATTCTATTTAGGTAAAGATTTGGGTGGAGTTATATCTCCGGCTACTTTTGATGAACCATGTCCTTTCATGGAGAAATACCAAGAATTGAAAAATTCAAAGGATGAAGATGACAAGGAACTTGCGAAAACTTTAGTACCTAGAAGAAAATATGTATTGGGAGGTCCGGTATATGTAGACGAAAAAGGTACTAAATTTGATTACGATGGCCAGGATAAGGGAGTTCTTGTTCCACGCTCAGTATATCAGGATGTTATTGACCTTTACCTTGATGAGGATGAAGCCGGTGATATGACTGACCCGAAAAACGGATATGATATCAAAATCATCCGTTCTGGTTCAGGTAAAATGGATACTACCTATTCTGCTCGTGCTTGTAAACCAACTAAGTTGGATAAGAAATACCAAGGTACGGTAGATTTGGAAGGTATAGTTCGTTCTCAAATCAAATCCTACGATGAACTTGAGGAAATGCTTGCAAAATTCCTCAATGAAGACCACGGAGATGATGAAGATGATTCTCCAAAGAAAAAGAAGAAAAAGGGATTACATCGGGACCGTTACATGGAAGACGAAAAACCAAAGAAAAAGAGAAAATACAAATCTGATATTTAAGGGTTAGTAAATATGGTTTCATTCGATAAGGTAGTAATTAGATTCATTCGGTTACTACCTTATTTAGTTTAAAGAGATTACATTATGGCAAAGTATGATAACATACCTGGATGTCCAGGGTATTATATCTCTAAAAGAGGTCAGATATACTCAAGGGTAATACCTAACGGGAACGATGCTGGTAAATTGGGAAAGGTATGGAGAGAAAGGAGAGTAAAGATAATGATTAAAACTCCAACCTATAGTACCAAACGAGTAGAGATACGAAATAAGTCATACTCGGTATCAAGGTTAGTAGCTTTAGCTTATATACCTAACCCAGAGAATAAACCTTGTGTATGTCACAAAGATAATAACCCATTAAATAATCATTATAAAAATCTATATTGGGGTACACACCAAGAGAATATGGCTCAGATGATAGTAGATGGTAGAAAACAAAAAGGGGAAGAATGCCCTAGATGGGTAAATAAAGAAATACCAGAGTTGTTTGATTATTATTGTGATGGTGTTAGTACTATGGAATTAGCAGAGATGTTCAATACGAACAAATCAATGATAAATAAAATAATAAGATATAAATTTAAAGAACTATGGCAAGGAAGAAAATAAAAGTACCCTCTCTGAATGAGATGAAGAAGAAATTCCCAGGTTTTTCTATAGCTTTAGAAGAAGATGATTCTAAGTTACCTTGGTTACCTTCAAGATTTTTAGCTTTTAATTATATTTTAGGTGGAGGAATTCCGTATGGGAAGATACTTGAGTTATTTGGTACTGAATCCTCTGGTAAAAGTCTAATGGCATATGATTTCGCATATTCCTGTCAGTATTTGAATGGAGTAGTTTTGTGGATAGATGCTGAACAATCTTTTACTAATTCTTGGGCTGAGATTAATGGACTAGATTTAAGTAGGGTAATTATCTATAGAGAAACTGCTATAGAAAAAATATCTGATTGGGTTGCATCTATGGCATTATATTGGAGAAGTCAGCTAGTAAATAATGAACCTATATTACTAATTTTGGATTCAGTTTCGGCTCTGGACACCGAAATAAATATAAACTCCGAAATGAGTAATGCTTCTGCCGATATGGGTAATCGAGCAAAAGCCATATATAAATATTTCCGTATAAGAAATGAAATGTTATACTCTTTGGGAGTAACTCAGATTTATATTAATCAATTACGTACTAATCTAAAAGCAGGTATGTTTGAAAATCCTGATACTACTCCTGGAGGAGCTGCCTTAAAATTCTATGCTTCTCAAAGAATAGGTTTATATGGAGGTAAATCCTTAACGAAGAAGATAAAAGGGAAGGAAAGAAAAATTGGTAGAGTAACTTCAATCCGTACAATGAAGAATAAGGTTGCTCCTCCAAGAGGGACTATAAAAGCTGCTCCCGTATATAATAACTCTAAATACCATGACGTAGGTTTTGATAAGATATATTGGTTAAATGAGATTCTTATAGAGGAAGAGATTATACAAAAATCTAATGGTGGAGTTTATAAATATAAAGGAGAAACTCTCTGTAGAGGAGAAGAGAAATTTTTAGCTTTACTAGAAGAGAATGATGAATTAAGACGTAAGCTTTTAAGAAAAGCCGGTATAAATACTATTGGAACTACTAAAAAGAAACTAGAATCATTAAATACTAACCTATTCCCAGTAGACGATGTTCAAGGAGAAGACGAAGAGGAGGAGGAAGACGATGAGTAAGAAAACAATATTACTGGTTGATGGAGAGAACATTCTCCATCAATCCTTTCACAAGTTCGAAAAACTTAAATCTACCGATGGTAAACCAAGTGGAGCAATTTTCGGGTTCTTCAAATCATTACATATGTATCTTACAAGGTTTGAACCAGATGATGTAGTAATAACTTTCGACAATGGTCATTCACCGGTAAGAGATAAATTACTTCCCAATTATAAGGG